GAATCTGTCAGAGCGGCGGACGCCTTCAAAGATGTCGCCAGCGGGCTGGATCGGCTATCGCACCTATCTGGTAGTACAGTTGAAGACCTGGGAGGGATTGTACGCAGTCTAGAGAGCCTCGGTGTTCCAGCCAAGGAAGCCGAAGCTGCAATGGGCAGTCTGTTCAAGCGAATAGCGCAGGATAGCCCCCAAGCAGCTATCCTGTTCGAGCAGTCCGCAATCAAGATCATTCAAGCACAGGAGAAAGTCGCTCAATCTTCACTGGCTATCGCTCAGGCGCAGCTTCAGGGAAAGCAGATAGGTCTGCAGGTCCAGCAGCTACAGTTACAGTTGCAGTACCTCCCGCAGGTGCAGGCGCTGGAGACGAAGCGCGCAGACCTGGCACTGCGCGATGCGCAGGGAAGACTGGCACTGCTCAATCTTCAGAGACAGTACAATCAGGGCGAGATTGACGACGTCGAGTTTGCCGAGCGCAAGGACTCGATTGACAGGGCATCGGCCGCACGCCAGCTCGAGGCAGCTAGACTTGCTGTAGAAGCGGCCAAATTACAAAAGGATCAGCTTGCCGAGCAGCAGGAGCTGCAACAGAAGCAGCTAGCGTTGCAGCAGCAACAGTTAGAACAGTCGAAGCAGGCCAATGTATTAGCGCAACAGCGCGCGGAAACCGAGCAGCGGCTCGCCACTGTACTGAACCAGATCGCGCAGGCCCAGGATCTCTCCAAGGTAAGCCAGCAGGTCAAGGACATTAAGGATGGCATTCCAACTATAATCAGCCCGCTGACTACAGTCCAGACCATTACGACAGCAATCGCTTTGTCGCTGGGGCAGGGTAAAGAGGCTGTCCTGAACTTCGCAGAATTGTTGAAGAACGCTTCGGCTTTTGACAAGTCAAGGATACAGGATGCGTTCAAGCTTTCGAATGCAGATGTCGAGGCATTGAGCAAAGGCGCCGAGGCGCTGCAGAAGGCAGCGGGGGCGTTCACAGATGAGAACGTAAAGAACGCCAAGGCCTACGGTGATGCGGTGAATGTGCTAAGCGGAAACTTAGCAGATGCCAAGGAAAAGTTCGCCGCATTTGTCATCCCGGATTTAACCAAGGCCATCACGCAGATTGACAATCTTACGACAGCTTTTGGCAATTTGGCCAAGGCCATACCAGGTTCGTCCGCTGCTAGTCTCGTTTCTCAATTCGCTAATTCTATTTTAAATATGGGCACTGTTATAAAAACAGCTCTCGGCTTTCTTGGCGAAGCGGGTGGTGCCAAATTTGATTTGTTCAAGACCATTCTCAATGCGATCTTCACGCCGGCAGCAGCTGCTGAGGCACCGCCAGATACGGGTCCGCTGACCAACGCGATAGTCAAGACAGTAGATAGCGCGGTAGTAGATGCCCAGCCGAGACTCGCCGATGCCGCCGCGAACTTGGCTAAAGGCTTCAGCGACTCATTTGGTAACACTGTCGATTTTGGGCAGGCATTCCGGGGGCTTGCCGAAGCATTCGCCCAGATGGTCCAGCAGATACAACAACTGCTGCCGCAGATCACCAATGGGATGGTTCAGGCGTTTCAGAGCACGGAAGGCCCGATCACCACGATATTGGACAACATCATCAATAAAATTCAGCAGGCAGTCCAGGCGGCGCAGCAACTTAATCAGCAGCTCCAGGGCCAGCAGCAGGGCGCAGGTGGCAGCGGCCTTCCGTACGCGAGTGGCGGAGAGGTTCATGGGAAGAGCGGCACCGACAGCAATCTCGCGTGGCTGACGTCTGGCGAATTTGTAATGAGCACACGTGCGGTGCAGAATTACGGTGTGGGCATGATGCATGCCATGAACTCGTTGCGTGCGCCCCGTTTTGCCGCTGGCGGGTTAAATTTAGGTTCCATAGGCTCCAGCTCGCCGCGTCTGGCGCATTTGAGCTCACCAATAACCGGGCAGCGCGTGCTTAATCTTTCGATCGAAGGGCGCTCGTTTTCTGGCCTGTCGATTCCGGAAAACACCGCCAAGTCGCTAGAGCGGTTTGCGGTGAGTTCGCAGATAGCGAGCACTGGCCGCAAACCGAGCTGGAGGCGCTAAGGTGTCGGTCGTTAATCCCGGGCCACCGCCCAGTGGGCAGACCGTCCTGGTACTCAGCGCGATGGGTGTACCGCTGTACTCGGCGCGCGGTCTATCGCAGACGCTGGTGCCGATCGATGCTTCCGCAAACATGCGCCGCTCGATTAATGGCGTGCTGACGGACGTCGCGCACAGCCAATTTCGCAAGTACAAGTCGGTCATCACCTGCACCGATATGCGGGTGCCGGCCGCTGACGGTATCTGGCCAGGCATGACGCTGGTGGTCGATTGCGTTTCCTTCCTCAGCTATCCGGTTGGCGGCACGGCGCAGCGCACTGTCGTGTCTGGCAGCTCCTTCACCGAGAGCGGATTTGTGTTCTATCGTCCACGCTTGACCATGCTGGTGACCCACAGCACGGTGCAGACCGACGAATGGGCGGCAACGGTGCCTTGGGAGTTGGATCTTGAAGAGTGCTAATATGAATTACCAAAAAATCTACGATCAATTTATTGCTGACCGCAGACTCAAAGAAAGTCTATTGGCAGCGCCGTATGATCGGCACCACATCCTGCCAAAGTGCTTCGGTGGTACAAATACCGCCGAGAACTTGATCGCGCTGTCTTTTGCGGATCATCTTTTTGCACATCTTCTGCTGGCTCAAATCTATCGCGGCAAGATGCGATACGCCGCACAAGTTATGCTGAACAGAGTTCCTGGCACTTGCGGGAAAATCGCGCGGCGGCAGTATGGCTGGGTTCGCGCTCAACACGCTCGTGAGACGGCATTATGGCAAACGCAGCGGATGCAAAATCCTGAACTGCGCAAGCGGACTGCTGATGCGCTAAAGGGCAAGCCAAAATCAGCGGAGGCAATTGCAAAAAGATCGATCTCCCGTCGCGGTAAAAAGGCTTCAATGGAAACACGTGCAAAATTATCCGCCGCACATATTGGCAGAAAGCTATCGCCTGAACACGCTGCCAATATCGCAGCATCTAGAAAGGGGCATATCAAAACAGACGCGCATAGATTAGCTCTCTCGCTTGCGGCCGAGCGCGATTGGAAAAAACGTCTGGCACAGGGTTATGTCATACCTAGATGTGCGCAGACTGGCAGGCTCGCCAGCAAACCAACGGTGTAACCTTTGTTCTTCTTCGCATGGTGTGATGCTGGTCAGCCGTTTGACGGTACCATGCTGCGCGAGGACGAGATTGTCTTTGCCTTCGATCTTGTGCATCAGGAAGGTCAGATCCCGACGCTGAGCATCGATGTGAAAAACCCGCACATCGGGCTGCTGGCGCCGGGGCGTTCGCAGTGGGTGTGGCTGTCATACCAGCCGCAAACCGGTGCTGCCGTTCCGCTGTTCAACGGCCGACTGGTGGCATTGCCGTCCAATCTGCTGGGCGAGGTGGTGACGCTGCAGTTCGTAGCGCGGCCGAACGATTATCTGGCGCAGAAGCAGGCACTCGCCAACACCATGATGGTCGAGCCGTTCTACGATCCGATCTGGATAGATCAGACCAAGCTGACTGACCCTGACACGGTGCTCGAAACCTACGCCATGATGTGGCACGTGGATCGGATCACGCACGAGGTATCAGTATCCGATATTCTGTTTGGCGAAGACGGCACCGAGGAGTTCCAACCGGAGGATTCGTTCTACGATAGCGTTTCGATCAGCTTTGCGCAGTCGCCGCAGACGCAGGTCGTATTTACTGGCACCGTTCAATGGACACAGGCCGCGACTGGCTTCATTCCGCTGCCTGATGTGAGCCTAAGCGCGTGGAATGGCCAGCAGATCGTCAACGACTGGCCGAAGACCGGTGACCAGCTCAGCAACGGCTGGTCGGTCGCGAATGGCGCCATTACCAACTGGAGCGACCAACTGGGTGGCGGCAATACTGTCGTTGACGTGGGTGGGACGACGACCAGCACCACTCCGAGCACCATCACCGTCGGGGATAACACTCTCACTACCACACCAGCGGATATTGTCAGGGGGGCAAACATCACGGTCACACCGAGCGCGCCTGCAACGAGCAAGGCCAAGACGATTACAATCAGTTGGCAAAACCAGGCGAAGACCCACCTCGACGGCGACACCATGTCGGTGAATGAGAATGTGCAATATGACGATGAGGGCAAGCTGGGCGGTAAAATCGCCCATAGCACCGCCACCAGCATATTCAGCGATCCGCAGACCGGCACACCCGCGTCTGCATCGATAAACATCAGCTATACCAGGACGGTAGGGGAGCTGCAGGTTGCACCACCAACTGCGCCGCCCGCGCCTGCGCCGCCAAGCGGTACAGGCAGCCAGCCTATCACCATTCCAAGTCTGTTCGGCCAGTTGACGATGCGTTACGACTTGAGCCGCCCGCATACCGAGACCATAAAATTCACTATGACCAGCGACATTCAGGCAATCGTGCTGCTGCCACCGGATGAATCGGTTAACCAGATACAGCTTTCGATGCATGGGTCTGATATCGGCTTGCCCTTGGATAACAATGGCACCGCGCTGCCCATCGGCGACCCTGGACGGAACGCTTTCGTCCCTACCGATCGGGGACACCTTGCCGTGCAGTATCCCATGCTCGTCGCGCGCGCCAGTCTGGCGCAGGCGGCGCGTGCCGCAAAGATAACTTTCGACTGCACATTCGAGCGCGCACTCGATCTGAGTTGCCGCAAGAATGCCTTGCTGAAGGATTCCCGCCTTCCTGGTGGTCAGGCAATCGGCAAGGTCACCGAATATCACATCAAGGCCGACGGCGATAAGGGTACGCTGATCGGCAGTGTACAGATCGAGTCGACCATCGGGAACGGCACCTCTATCGTCGTCAGTGATGGCGCGCCAACCTACGCAGATGCGGGCTATGTTACCGTCGGATATCAGTTCTATTCGGATGCCACCGTCACCTTGCCGACTGGTGACGCCAACATCGTGCTTCCTCCGATAACCGCACCGGACAATTCCCTGTCCTTGCCGCTGACATTCGGTCAGGTCGTGCTGGTGTTTCAGATCCATGAAGGTACACCAGTAGACTTGGTGGCCTCTGGGCAGGCAGCGACCGCCGATCCAACATGGCTAGAAATTGCACTGGTACCGGTGACCGGTCAGAACTTTGCCGCGACTTACGACTTCGGTAATTCCACGCTTGCGTTGCCGAAACTGATAGATCTGGCTGCCCCCAGTGCCTAGCCTCGAGCAGATCATACGGCCATTCGTAGTCGACCCGACGACGCCGCCTGTGCCTGTCGTCACCGCGTCGAATGATCCGGCACCCGATGCGGTGCGGCTCAACATCGGGATCGGAGCCACCCTGCCGCAAAACCTGTCCAGCAATGTTGCGCCGATACTGCCGCCAGCGCCAATAGCAAACCCTGTATCTACAGCTCCAACTATAACATACAAGACATTGTCCAGCAGTTATTCGATATCTGCGACATGGTACATGACCGGAGTGGTCTCAGAAAAGAAGAAAGGCGATCCGCTCGGGTTTGATTATAATCCATTCGGCCGAATCCAGGACGTCAATCCGATTGGGCCATTAGGCTTCCCACGAGCTTAACCAGCCAAGGACACAATGCCCATCATCTATCGCACTGCGGGTCCATGGGGCGCGGGCAAAGGCGCCAACCTCGTTGCTGGCGAGGTTGACGGCAATTTCCATGACCTCGATGGACGGGTTGGTGCGGTGGAGGACAATATACCCGCGGCGGCGGTCGGCATTGCCTTCTTTTCGGTGACGCCGCCAAATCTGTTTTACGTTCATATGACGAACGGCACCATCCAAGGGCCGTTTGCGCTGCCGCAACTGGCCTGGAACTTTCGCGGCGAGTGGACGCCGAGCACCGTTTACAGCGTTAATGACGTCATCACTGCCAATGGCAGCACCTACATGGTGCTGATAAATCATACCAGCGCAAGTCTGTTTGACCCCAATGCCAACGACGGTGCTGGGCATAATGCGTACGGGCTTCTACTCTCCAATGCCGGGAACTCATTGCCGCAGGGCGGATTGATCGGCCAGTATCTGGTGAAGTCAGACACTCCAGATTATGCAGTCAGTTGGCAGACCCCTGCAATCTTCCCAGCGCAAAACATATTGGAAGCCCCGGACGCTACCTATACATTGACGCTCAGCAATATTGCCAGTTACGTGCGCTGCGTCAACGCATCCGGCTGTGCCGTCACCATCCCGGCCGACTCCACTCTCACTTTCCCGCTGTCTACTGAGATCTCGTTCCGTCAATGCACTGCGTCCGGGATCGTGCTGACTGCTGACACCGGTGTGCAGTTCAATTTGATTGCCGGCTATTCGGCCAGGACGGGGACCGCCGGCGCAGTGATAACCGCCAAGAAGGTAGATGTTAATAACTGGGACATATTTGGGCTGCTGGCAGTATGAGCAATGGCGACCATGTGCGCAAATCGCACATTCACCGGATCTATCAGAACGACGACATCACATCACCTATCTGGGTGGACGTCGAGCGGCTGGACGAATTTTGGACTACCCAAGGGACAGGATACGCATGGCAGGAGAAACACTGGGTATTTGACTGGGCCAGCTTCAATCCAGATACAGCCAAAAAGAAAACGATTTCCGACCCGAACGACAAGTCCTCGACAATCGATGTGCCGGTTCGCGACAAGGTTACGCTTGAGACAGGCAGTGGGTATAACTGGCAAGCATATATTCACAACTTTGTAAACACCGCTGACAGCGTACGCAGCGTCAACGCTCGCAAGGTCTACCATTATGCCGTTCCAGATGGCGTACTCGACGAGAATAAGCAGCCGCCGCGTAATCCTGATGATTACCTGAACTCCTTGGGTGACAGGGATAATTCCCAGTATGTGCGGACAGAAGTGATCGTCAGCTACCGGACGACTGAGGGGAGTGGATTCCGATGGCAGGAGAAGAACTGGAAACCGAGTTCCGATGGCGACCCGCTGCTGAAAGATCCGCTGAAAGATGGCGAACCTACTGATGACGGTGTGCCTGGCATTGATGATGAGAACGGTGATGGTGATGTTGACCCGCCATGGCGGCTCGATCCGCTACAAAATATCGTCAATGTGAGCTGGTTGAGACCATTATGGTTTGCATGGGCAAATACTTACGGCACTCACTATTCGACTCGCTATGAACTTAACTGTTTTTGCGACCCCACAGTGTCATTTCCGGATATCCCACCAGAAGACTTTCCACCAGGCTTTGGGTACACCTTATTCACAGGTGCCAGTGAGGTCGATACCGAGCTTGGACTCGTATACAGATCTGAGGATGGGTTCAAATGGGAACGGATTGACCTATCCGGCGTATTCAATAATGGCATTGGACGAATTGATAATTTCAACGGGTATCTCATCGCCCAGGGTTCTATGGCAAGAGTTGAGGGTGTCAATAACACTGCTATATGTAACATTACCAATACTGATCCCAATCATCCACCGCCCGTGCAGCCGCCACCGCCGTTTGAGGGTCCATGCGATGGTGGCGGCACTTTTGTTAATTTTGGCGTTGCCGCCATGGAATCCCAGGATCAGGGACGGACCTGGCAGCTTATAGATAGCAGTTTTGATTATGGCAATGTTGGCGTCCATTATGATAAGGATCAGGATCCGAGAACAATCACCGTATCCTTCGGCGGGCCTGGTATTGATCTGGTTGTTTACAACATAACAATTCCATGGAAGGTTGGCGAAATCAGGCAACCCGAGCCGTTCCCATTTAGAGGCCTGAATGGCGGGGTTGGGAATACCGTCACCGTTGTTAAATCAACGTTATCAGTTACCGATCCAGGCAGTACTGCTGGCGTGAAAGGGTTCAATTCGACGATTGAAACGTCAACAGACGGAGGTAAAACATTCAAAACGACACTGAGTCTGTCTGATACGTTAATTGTTGGGCCGGATTACATGCGACCCAGCCCTGAGGCACTAAAGGTAGGTGCCAAAACATAAAGTCGCCCGGACGAGGTGGGATATGGCAGACATTGACGAGAAAACGCTGAACGAATTCGAGCACAGCCAGTACAGTTCGATGGTTCGTCTTTACAGGGGCTACAAAAGATTATCCGCATCCGAGTGCGAATACTGCAAGCAACAGAGGCAGAAAATTGCGGCTTTTCTGCTGAGCCGGTTGTCGCTCATAAAACTATATCAACAGAACAGATGAGTGAGTTTGTCAAAGAGCCATTGGCTGATATATATCAGTTTGCCATGATTTGCCCGTCGTGCGGTACGACATCAATAATCACCACAGCAGTGCCAGTTCCGCCGCAGGACATGGCATGCAGCATGTGCTTGAAAAAGCTCATGGTTGCGGCTCTCTACGCCCCTGGCAAAAAGCCATGATGGCATAGAATGCTCGCCGGGGTCTTTGGGGAAGAATTGCTGCTGCCTCATGCTGGGCATGGTGACTTATTCATCGATATCGATTCGTTCCCATTGGCAACGCTCGGCGGCAACTTCGACAGTCTGCTCGTCGGGCAGGAGGCCTTTCCAGATCAGGACAATATCGGATCGGTGCTTGTCGACGTCGCTGGATATGTGCTGCTCCAGACCGTCACTGATGCTGACAGCATTCCGGCCTTTACCAGCCAATTAAGCGGCGCTCCTATTGCGCCATTGATCGTGATCGATGGCGATAATTTCTATGGGCCAATCGCCACAGGCCGCACGCTGGCTCCATTGTTGTTCGCCGATAATGATGGAATCACTTCTCCCAGTCTTGGCCTGACCATTGCGATTGCGGCTGTCGTTGATGCGGATATCGTCAACCCACAAGTCGTGGACCTCGGCAACGTCCGCCACTTGCTGTCGAGTGTTATTGTGAACGACGATGCTATCACAGCTGATGCCATTGGCAGCGCAATATCATTTGGACTGCTTACCGATGTCGATGCTTTTTATGCACCCGCCAGGATCAACCGGATATTGCCTGCCGTCTTTGCCGACAGCGAGACATTCGGCGCAGTACTCATTGCGGCCCCACTCAATCCGAGCACGTTCAGCGATACGGAAGTCATTTACCTGCTTGATACCATTCAGCCGGGAACACTTCGTGTTCCGCTCATGGTGGATAGCGATGCGATCTACAGCATCTTCCTTCCGAAGGTCTTTACACCGGGTCTGTGGATTGAGGCTGACAGCATCGCAGCCGCCGGCACAGGTGCCGGGATTGGCCCCAGCGCACTTACCGATGTTGAGTCGTTCTATACGCCAATTGCCACCTCGGGGGCGACAACGTTGCTGGCGGCAGCTGTGCCTAGCGCGGATATCATATTCGCCCCGACAATTCCGGCCATTCAAACGTTCACCGCTTCAGGCGTGTTCACGACTGCGGCAGGCTTGCTTGTGACCCCACCATTCACGCTCACCTTCATAACGATGTGAGACATGGCTCTATTTGATACGACGTGGTACGTCAACTTCGGCAACGGGACCAGCACCGGTTACTATGCCGTGCCGCAGTTTGCGACCAGTCATGCGTACAATGCTGGCGATCTGATTCGTCAGTTGACCGCTCCAGCGGTAGGCAGCGAGCGGGTGTTTGTGTGCATTGTCGCCGGCACTTCGGTTGCAGAACCGACGTGGACAGTAACGCGCGGCGCCAGGAATACGAGCACGACGCCGGTATTCCAGGAATGCACCGGCGCGAGCGCGGTCAACGGTGACGTCACTAATACGCCAAGCTGGAACACGGTCAAGGGCTTGGCAGTCACGCTCGGGCAGATCATCAAGCGCAACAATGCCGCAAGCTATCAGATCTGCTCTACTGCTGGCACAGCTGGCAGCGGCTCTGAGCCAGCATTCTCCGATACGGCTGGTACCACAACAGTTGACAACACTATCACCTGGACATCGCTTGGCGTTGTGAGCAACTTTATCGGCGGCGGTGCCCCGCATGCTCGCCTGACCAATGCCATGACCGCAACGTGGGCGGCGGCTGGAAACAAGGTTTATGTTGCGGACAGCAGTGCTGAAACTGGCACGGCAGGCATTACTCTTCTCGGCGCTGGGACTGCAGCTGTCCCCATCCTGGCTCTCTGCAACGCGCACGCCGGAAACTATCCGCCACAAAGCACGGACATCACCACTGGAGCGACGATCACCAACTCCGGTGCGTTTAGCTTTACTGCGGTGGGCCTGTATGCCTATGGTGTCAATTTCATTTGTTCCGGGTCAAATAGCATAACCTTGGGCAATGGCGCCCTAGGTTCATTGCAGAGGTTCGACAGTTGCACCTTCCAGCTTTCCGTTTCAGGCGGAACTCAAGTCGGCTTTGGGACAAATCTTTCTAACCTCGGTTATACTGAGTTGTACAATTGCCAATTTAAGTTTGCTAGCACTGCCCAGCAGGTCCATTTTTTGACTGCAACCGTTATATTCAAGAGCAGCACTACGTTTTTGATTGCTGGCGGATCGATCCCATCGGCCGCCATCGGAGTAGGACAAAACAATAACCCAGCCGGATGTACCGCCTTCTTCGAAGGTGTGGACTTTAGTCAAATCAACACATCTCCACTGTTCACGCACTTCAGCCAGGGGCCTGTGTGCAACGTTGTTTTCAAGGATTGCAAACTGAACGCAGCCACGACGCTGTCAAATACGCCGCCATTGCCCCAGGGCATCGTGCACGGAATACGCTGTGACAGCGCGGGAACAAACTATCAATCCAGCAAATTCACCTACGCGGCGACCGAGACAACCGAAATATCGATCACGCGCGTGGGCGGCGCCACGGATGGCGTGCAGACGCAAAGCCGCAAGATCGTGACGACTGCCAATTCCAGTTGGCAGTTCCCCTACATTATGCAGCCACTGGCAATTTGGAATGTAAAAACAACCTCGACTACTGTGACATTGTTCGGAACAATCAACTCGGCGGCACTGCCAAACACCGATGATATTTGGATGGATGTCGAGTACTTGGGCGATTCGGCCTCGCCGCTCGGCTCCGTGGCCACTACCACCAAAGCCAACGTCCTGGCGGCCAGCGTGGCAAACACGACGGACAGCAGCACATGGAACGGGGGCGGATCTGGTGCAGGATGGTCGCCGTTCAAAATGGCCGTCACTATTACGCCAGGGCAAGTGGGACCAATTACGGTCTATGTCAAAGCGGCGAAGCCAACAACAACATTCTACATCGATCCCAAGCCAGTCATCACATGACTAATGAAGGGAAATGTGATATAATATTCCTATGACCATCCGACCGTCTTTCATGTTACGTAAAGGGCAACGCTTTGGACGCCTCACTATTATTAGTCAGGCAGAAAGCGATGGCCATGGCAATAAACGTTGGTGGTGCCGTTGTGACTGTGGCAGCAAGAAAATTATCTACGGATTGGCACTTAATCACGCCAGACGGCCTACAAGAAGTTGCGGCTGCCTATTTCGTGACTGGCGAAAACAGACAAATATTGGTAATTCGTTCCGGTTAAAACACGGTGACTCGCCACGATTGGGAAAGCGCACTGCGGAATATCGCGCATGGAAAGCGATGATTGGCAGATGCGAATATCCGCGAGGTAATACCTTCAAATACTACGGAGCACGCGGCATTAAAGTGTGTGAGCGTTGGCGACAGGAGTTCTCTGCCTTTCTCGCCGATATGGGTCGCAAGCCTACGCCAAAGCATTCACTCGACAGAATTGATCCGGATGGGCACTATGAACCCGACAACTGCCGTTGGGCAAATACCGTAGAACAACGGCACAGCCGCAGAGACTATCGGGTTAGGCATGGACATACTTGAGCGCGGGGCAGCTGCCGGAAGAAGATGTGGCAGTTGTAGCCTTTGTTGTAAGTTGCTCCATGTTATTGAGCTTAACAAACCTGCAGGAAAATGGTGTGGTTTCTGCAAGCCCGGCAGCGGCGGCTGCACCATCCACGCCACGCGCCCCAACATCTGCCGCGAGTACTTCTGCGGCTGGATGCTCACGCGCAACGTCAGCGATGACTGGTATCCACTGCGCTGCCACATGGTGATCAGCCTCGGCAGACTCGGCGGCATCCAAACTGTGACGATCACGGTGGATGGCAAGTATCCGAGGGTTTGGCTTGAGCACGGATATCACAACCAGCTGCGGGCGCTGGCGCTGCGCGGGCTGCGGGTCGAATCACAGGAGAACGTGCATCTGGTGCAAGTCCGATGCAATAATCGCGTCTGGCTGGTGCTGCCTGACCGCGACGTTGAGATCACCACCGGCTCGTACATCGTCAAACTCGTCAATCAGAGTGAATGGGATGTCGAGCAGTTTGCCACCGGCAGCGAGGCTGAGGCGCGGGTCGAGGTGCTGGTGCAACCGCGTGTTTCATCACAGTCCCGCTATCATGACGGCTAGCGCCGTGCGGTTTGGTACGCCGAGCTTGCCAAAAATGTTATGTAAGTGAACTTTGACTGTGCCCTCGGCGATGCCGAGGAACCGGGCGATCCGCTTGTTGGGATGATGGACGAGCATGCACACTTCCCACTCGCGTTCTGTCAGCCGGCTCATGGCTGGCCATGCCGTGTTTTAAGTGCATCTGCGCGGGCTTTTACGTCGGCGCATTTAGTTAATGCTTCCTGAATTGCACCTGATTTTAGCAAAACTTCACATTCCGAAATTTGCTTTAGGATCGCACCAGCTTCTAGTTGGCATTGCCAACCGCACTGTCGAAATTTCTTGATCTCGAGGTTAATACTCGGCCACATCTGTAGAACGACGAGTGCCAACGCGAACGCCACAGTAAATGCCGCACAGATCCTCGCCACACCGAAGCGCCGCAGTGCCTTGGCCAGCTGTTCCTGATCGATCGTAATGTTTGCCACAATAGTCTCCATAGGGACCCATGTCCCAATGGAGGCAACATAATGTTGCCGCGCTTGCAAAGCAAGGTAAAGTTGCTAAAATATATTCATGGGAGGTGGCACCATGAAAAAGCCGAAGGAGCAGAGGCTAAGCCCGAAAAGGCGGATGCGTGAGATAATTGAGCCTCCGGATCCGACTGAATATAGCTGGACGGATCCCGCGCTGGCTCTGGAGGCAGTACATCGCGAATTGGCGGCGATCCTCACCGAATTGAGAGACTTGACCGCCAATTACGATACGTTTGGGCAGTCTATTGCGACGATGCAAAGGGAGGTTCGGGAGACGCTCAAAATAGTGAGCAACTTGAAGCCCCGCACATGATGGACAGGGGACTGAAACGAGCGATCGAAGCTGCAGGCGGGGCGCGGGCGTTAGCCGACAGGCTGGGGATCTCCCGCCAAGCGATATCGCACTGGACGCGTGTACCGTCCAAGCGGATCGTGGACATCGAGCGGCTGACTGGCGTCGACCGCGAGGTGCTACGGCCCGACCTCTATCGGCGCACCTAGCCGTGGCCGGCGCTCTGATGCGATTCGCCTAGTGGCCTCTCGGATTTGCTCTGCCAGCGGCGATGTCTCCTCGTCGGTCATCCTTGAGAACAGATCGGGGCGCCGAGCTACGGCGCTGGTGATCGCCATCACTGCGATGTCCGGGTCGCAGGCAAACCATTCTCCGTTTTTCCGCCATGGCTCAAGCAGTCGGTGAGCCTCCTTTTCGATCTGGACGCCCGAATTCACCCACCGCGCATATTCCAATGTCAGTAGCGAGCCATTGGCGGTTTGCAGTTCCCGTAATCGAGCATCGGGGTCCTGAGACCTGCCGACCTTGACGAGCGCCCTGCTGGCAGAAATCACATAGATTGAATGCATTGGTCTTCCTCCTGAACACTTGGGGAACAATGCGACCACCTGGCGACCATATCCAGATGTCGTGTTCGTGCTTCGTTGCGTATCCAATCGACATGAAGCCGATTTGGAGCAATGCAAGAAATGCCGATCTGGCGGCCTTTTAGTGGTGCTGCCGCAAAGGATTGAACTTTGGACCTCCCCCTTACCAAGGGAGCGCCTTACTGAAAGATGTTGGCCATTCATCGGCATTTATCCACTAGCCTGAGTTACGCGACCGGATTGCGACCGGAAGCATCACGGCCTTGCGGGCTTCTTCGGTGGGTTCGACGTGCGCGTATCGGGCGGCGGACTTTTGGTCTTTCCAAGCACCGGTACCGACCAACCCTCTTGTGTCCAATCCAGCGTATCGGCGCATCCAGGTGGCGTAGGTGTGGCGGAAGATGTGGAAGGCGGATCGCTCGGGGAGATCGACGCCGGCCTTGAACGCGGCGGCCCGTAGAAGCGAATAGAGATGGCCGCCTTTAGCAAAGGGGAAAACCCGTAATGTGGTAGCGCATAAAGACGCCAGCGCAGCCACGGCCACCGGCGGGAGAAAAACAGCTCTAGGTTCACCATTTTTCGTGTCTGGGACATAGGCAAAGCGCTCCTGCAGCCGCACGTCATTCCACTCAAGCCCCAATGCCTCACTCAGTCTCATCCCCGTGTAGCAGAGGACGACGAGGAGGGCCGCGAACGCCGGGGAAAGCTTTTCCGCTTCCGCGAGGAGGGCTTCGAACTGCTCGGGCCAGAGCCAAGCGGTTGATTTATTGCCCAAAGCCCCTCTAGGACGCCGTAGATTGAATCCCGAGCCTGCATGGCGCATGACTGCACTGATTGGGGTGTAGACGTGTCTGTTGCGAGTTGCCACAGAGCAAAGCGGATAGAGATGAGCTGCTGCCGCGTCGATCTCCACTTGTCCGATTTTGGCGAGAGGCTGATCACCAAAATGCTCCAATAGCTTCCCGAGGTATGTCCGTTCCCCGCCCGCTTTCATGTACGCCGTAGCGGCGCTGGCGAAGGTCGGCTCTCCCGGCTCGGAAAACTCACCACGCTCGATCTGCCGCTCAATCCCTTTGAGGACCTTGGCGGCGATCGCTCGCTTGCCAGTGCGAGCGCTTCGCTCAACGTGCCGCCCGAGGTACGTGCCCCGGATGCGCCAGGACGTTTGCCGCGGGCCTGTCGGCGGGTAGAGGCGTAGGGGCATGGCAATTCACCTATGATCTGGGCCACGTCTGCGTCAGTGAACAGCCTTGTACGGCCAGCGGCCTTTCCAATCGGTTTCCCACGCAGGAAAGCCAACAGCCAACGGCGGCTTTTGCCAAGCCGGGAAGCCACGTCGTCCACGCTATAAACTGAGGGGATCATCAGGTAGTCATCCCTCCACAGATCCAGCGTGCAGCAGTCATTGTGCAGCCTCCAACTCCATGTCTGGTCGCATCGTTAGCTCCCTGGAGGCCTTGGTCTTGGCAGCGGCACCGGCGGCTGAGTTCTGCTGCGACTTTCGCCAGGTGACTTGCGCTGCTCGATCTCCACGCATTTGAACCGGACCACCGCGGGATCAATTGCGAGGCCATTGGCGACGCAGACGTTCTCCGTCCTGAACCGGCCGACGCGCTGCCACATGCAATCGCCGTCATAGCTATTGCAAATCTGCACCATCAGGACAAATTCAATCATCAACCCGCGTCTGGCTTCGGCGCGAACCGTGCGCCGAACTCGCGCGCGTTCTGCTCCTCCTCGGGAGTGAGCGGTGTCAGCTCGCCGGGTACCTCGACGCCAGCGCTGATCAACGCGCTCTTGACGGACGCGAGCGTCGCGCGTGCTTGGTCAATCACGCTCTGACATGCTTCCTCGGCAACTCTGCACGCTCCCTCCGCGGCCATGATACATGCGGATTTGGCAGCATGGACTGCCGCCTTGGATTGCTCGCAGGAGTTGACCGCGCTTGTGACGATCACTTCCAGACTGATTTTCAATTCGCAATATTGAGCTTGGAATTGATCCCTGGCGCGGGCAATTCTTTTCAGTTCCGTATCGGAATATCCGATACGCGAATGCAATTTCTCTATCTCGATCTCTTGGCGCTCTATTTCGCGTCTCTGGTTTTGGACGGCCTCGCCGGTGGCCGCAAAATCGGACAAGAATTCCTGGATGCGCGGATCGAATTTCGCCTTCGGATCAGGCACCGCGGCGAGCTTGCGCTGTAAAAACGTAGGCTTGTCAGTCATTTTCCAGTCCCTCTCCCTCACTGGCCAGCCATCCGGCCACAATCTCATTCAGTGCTTTGGTTGCTGCCTCTTTGCTCGGATAGCGCACACCGAAGAGATCGCCAGCCTCGGGATCGTCGTCAGCGATGAACCAGCCCAGTTTGTCGAGGTCCAGAAACCAATAGCGCGGATCCGAATTGGCCATCGCTATCCTCACCAGAGATACTTGCTGATCGCCTGCAGCCCGACCACAACGGCCGCTGCCAGCAGCACGGCCACCAGCAGCGCGGCGCGATCGATGGTGCGCCTGCGCAGTCGTTCTTGCTCGACGAACTGACGGCGCTCCCTCGATATTCGGTTGTTATTCATTTGGCCGCATCGGCTTTCTTTGCGGTTTCCCAGTAGCGCCGCTTGGCCGATTCCAGCGCCTGCTGGAGTCGTTCCGGTTGTGCCTTCCAGGCGACCTCAATGGCGTCCTTGCCCTGCTTGGCCGCGTCACCGAGCACCTTATCGGCGGCAAATATCTCCTCGGATGTGGGCGCCATCGGTTCCGCGTCCTGACCGGGGAAATCATCATCCGGGAATCCAGCCACCCCGGGAGGTACGGCCGGGGCAGCTGGTCCCGCAGCCGGGCGTGCCTCGCTGCCGGCGTGCTCGATGTCGATGATCTCACCCGTCTCGGGATCGTGCGGCGGCAAATCCGACCGCAACACACTCGGCGCGGCGCGCGGCTTGCGCCTGTCGGTCCTCTGCTCCTCAGCAAATTCTTCTGGCGACCACACTCCCAACATCAGTTCCGGCATATGGCGCCGCGCCCAGACGCGTACGCCATGGTACATCAATTGCTGCTCGGGCTGGATCTGCCACATGCGGTTAGCCGTCTTGGCATTGCGCAGTGTAATCTCGACAATACGCGGCTCCGCTTCGCCTGCGATTCGGCCGCCCACGGTGATGGTGAGATCATCGCCTTTGCCGGCGTAGCTGTATGTGAGCCGCTCGGCCAGATTGCCACGCACGTTGATAACGGCGGCGACAAGCTTTCCGGAATACATCAGCTTACCCTGGATCACTGAGCATTCCTGTGCGACCGCGAATGGATCCATTTGCCAGCGCACCGCCTGCTGAATGATCAACATGCAATCGGCTGGCGATTTCTGCAGCGCGGCGGGGACCAGCTTGGCGTCGGACATCATGTCGGCGAGGCGCATGGCCTGATCCAGGCTGGTGGGGACCAGTCCGTAGGATTGAAACGACGGTTCAGGCTTGATGGGAACGATGTTGTTGCTCATGGTGTTGGCTCTGGCTCTTTTGTTTGCTGGGAATGTGCATCCAATTCCTTCAGATAGGAAACCAACCGTTCAGCAATTGGTAGCATATCGGCGTGTGGCAACCGTCTGAGGGTTTTTGTGTGCGCGTTTATCATATCTACTAGCAATTCGCGGCGAGGATCGAATTGATGGCGAGGATCAAGGGTCTTCATTTTTCCGCTCGCAATGACAATCGCCCGACGCGGTCGCGGCTGATGTAGATGCCAGCGCCGACGACCTTCTTGGCGTCCTCGGGGACGAGGCTTTTGAGCAGCTTCTCGGCATCCTTGCACTTGTCGGCTGCTACGCGGTTCTCAAGCCACGCGAATGCCTCGCTGCACCACTGGTTGTTCTCGCTGAAGTCGTAGATGCGATTGGCGATGATCGGCGCTGGCACGGGCGGCAGATCCACTGGTGTCTCGCCGGTGAGCACGCAGCGCCAGAACTCCATGCCACGCCGCAGCATTTCGGTAGCGTAAGGAATATCCAGATCGAGATATTCCACGACCGGCTCGCTCGCCCCCATGATCACGGATAGGCCGCAGGTCAGGGTGTTCGTGCATGTCATGATAGCCTGCAGCTGCGGCTGATAGCGCTCAATGATGATGTCGATTGGCTCCCGGCCGCCGCAGTGCTTGACCTCCAACGGGCAGTTCAGTGCGGAATCCCAGCCGTCCAACGTCACGCCAAACCAATCATGTCGTGGGTGCATCACGACCTCGCCGCGGCGCGTGACGACGCTGCCGCTCTTCTGCTCGTACCAGTCGAGGCTGAGCTGTTCTGTTGCCTCGCCTAGGCGCACCGCCCAGACCCGACTGAGATCCTCAGGTTCGACCTCGCCCCGTTTTTCCTGCCAGAGGCGATAGACGTCCTGCGCGGTGCCGCACATGAGGACGCGCATATCCGATCCGCCGAGGCGTTGGCGGCGATCGGTGATCTGGTCAGGACTGAGCATCTGCATCCCCGTTCATCATCAGGTATATGTCCGTTGCCGTCAGGCTTCGGCCCACTGATCTCTCCTCGAAATAATCGAGTGCTGCGTTGAGCACTGCCCGTATGCCGTAGTCGTCAATCATCAATTCGAGCTGGGCGCGCTCGCGATAGGTGAGTTTGGTGTTGTTCATTGTCAGCCCACGACATATTTGAGGATGGCGTGCATGCCGATCAGGACGCCTGTGGTCAGGACGCCGGCCACGATCAGACAGTTCCGGTCGAGGCTGCGGTTGCGCACACGTCTGGCCTCCTCGGCGATCCAGTCGTGCGGCTGGTCGGAAAGTTGGTGAGGTTTCACGTGTGACTGTGCTCCTGCACGCGCTGCTGCAGGCGGCGGATGGCGACCACCATGAGGATGAAATCGGAGGCGTCTTCGAGCGGGTAGCGGCAGCTGTAATCGGAGTAGGCTTGGCTCCAATCCTCGTACTGCTGGCGCAGGAATACCGCGCGCTGGTGCACATTCAGCGCCTGGGCGGCGATTTCGATGTCGCGCAGGGACAGATGCGCGTGGGGGATTACCGTTGTTCCTCTCGGGCGTAGAGCGGTCATTTGCCTGACCCTTGCTCAGATACCGGCGGCGCGGAATTTCGTTTCTTTGACGACCCCGCAGACCAAATTTGACCCTTCTGCTCAGGATCGAACGGCCGCCAGGTGGCAAAGCGCACGTTAGCCTTGTCGACGGTCAACTTGGCGGCCGCTCCCAGTGGCGTGGTGAGGTCAACCTGGTCCCGGCCGGCACGCATCATGATCAACCGGGTCTGCGGGTCGCAGCCGCGCTGGATCAGGATGCGGGCGGAATCGAAGAATGGTTGAGTTGATCGAGTCAGCACTTCGCCGCCGTTCAGAGTGGCCTCCCATCTGCCGGCGTTTGCGATTTCGCGGATGGTTATGGCGATATTCACGTTATTTCCCTTTTGGAACGAAGCGGGATCGGCAACCGGTACGCAACCGGGATCCGGCTGCCTCCCAACGGCGACGCAAGACAGCCACCGTCGGTCACTCATGTAACCGAGACGGTCACATAATGCAAGAACTATTTGTGACCTATGCGGTTACAAAAGGGCCGGGCGTGGATTGTGGGGAAAACTAGGAATTGCGAATTGCTAGGGATTGCGCCGGCGGCGGCGCAGAACCTCGACGATAACGTCGGCTATTAGCTGGGTCTCTTCATCGGACATTTTGGCCGCCGGTGGCTTCCATAGGGTGTCGGGGGTCTGACCCAGGGCGGCGGCATATTGCACCTGCGATTTGGCCGCTCTGGTCTGCTCACGCTCGATCCGGTAGACGCTCTCGCGCGCAATATGGAGCAATTCGGCCATGCGACTGGCCGATATCCCCTTGTTCAGCCTGTGCTCCTTTAGATATAGCCGCGGCTTACCCGGTTTTGGTGGTCCAGTAACCATGGTGGAAACCATACACAACACTACTCCACCAGATTGATAACCAAGATGGTCACCATAACACGTTTGACCGCCGTGACCAAATAGGTTACAGGTTGTATCCGCAATGCCCGTTCATCCCCTCACGCAATTCCGCGAGAACCACGGTCTGACCAAGACGGAGCTCGCGCGCCGGATTGGCGTATCTAAGACGACGGTTATGCGTTGGGAGAAGGGGTCGCGTAACGTCGAGCTCGATCTTCTGCAAAGGGTGAGCAAGGCAACCGGCATATCGGCGCGCCTGCTGCGGCCGGACTTGGCAGAAGCAATCGACTGACGCTGCCGTGTGGGAGCGCGCGCGTGGCCGAGCAGTATCAACGCGACCTGTTGACTGGCCGTTGGCGCATGCTGGCGAAGTCGGGCAAGGAAGTTACATCGCTCCATATCCCGCTAGTGATGGCACTGCGCCTCTGCCTACGCCCAGAGGTGGTCATGTTCCATTGTCCCAATGGCGAGCTGCGGGATCCGCAGACCGCGCGCAAGCTCAAGGCGATGGGCACCATGCCCGGGGTCGCCGACCTGACCTTCCTCTGGCCGCCGAGCCGGATGCTGTTTCTTGAGCTCAAGCTGCCATCAATCAAGCCGACACCAGCGCAACTCGACTTTGCCCGGCGCGTCGAGGCTGCGGGTGCGCAGTATTGCATCGCCAGATCGGTCAGCGAGGCGCTCGAGCTGTTGCGCGAGCGGGGCATGATCAGGCCCGGCATCAAGGTTGGGCGGCCATGACCGCTTTTTTGTGCTTTTGCCCATTCTGCCGGGGCACCGACGGCAGAAACTAGAGACGGACCTACGCCATGTTAAATGTGCAAGACGCTGCCGTTGCCAAAGCCATGCTGAGCCGAGGTGACAATCAACACGACATCGCTGCCCATTTCGGAGTCAATCCAGGTAGGATTGCTGAAATTAAGAGCGGCGAAAAATTTCCAGAGGTAAAGGCTGTCCCACTTTCGCAAATACCATCTTCGAAGCAGCCGAGATTTGTCGATCCTAAAGCGCCAGCTGCGCAACAATACGAGCAGTTAAGATCTTTCATCAATCAACCGCCTGAAGGCAGTCGAGTGTTGATCGTCACGCCGGGACTCGCCGAACTCGTGCTCGACCGTTTAAACACCAACAATCGCAAACGGCGCCCGTCAAATATCAAACGGTTTGCCGACGCCATGTTGGCAAACAATTGGACTCTAACTGGCGATACAATTAAGTTTTCGCGTAAGAGCGGTTTGTTGCTCGATGGACAAAACCGACTCGCTGGATGTGTCAGATCTGTAAAGGCGTTCAAGACCCACGTGGTCTTCGGCATCGATGACGATGCTTTTAGCCGAATTGATGCTGGTGCGACACGGACAAATCCCGACACGTTTACGATTGCTGGAGTGCCTTATCCAGCAGTGACGGCCGCAGCCGTGCGATGGTTGATCATTGGGACAGATCGCGGTCGCAAGGTCGAAAACCAAGAGTTGCTAGATTACTACAACAAACACGTAGAAACGGATCGTATTGAGCAAGCAGTACGAGATGCAATTGCGGTGGGACGGGTACTGCCGCCCGGAGCACTCGCAGCGCATTTTTATTTGTTTGCCGCCAAGAATGATCGGATAATGATCAAGTTTGCAACTGATCTTATCAAGCGTCGTTCTGGTGGCAGGAAACTCCTCGAAAAGATTGAGCGGCTTCGCCAGCAACAAATGCGGCGGGTAAATGAGCTACAGATCAATGCACTCACGATCCAGGCATGGAATGCATATCGTGCAGGCAAAAGCCTGACGGCAGCAATGCTGAACTGGGACGAGAACAAGGAGTTCCCCACCATTGCCTGAGGGCGTGAAGACTCGGATGGTTGGGCTGCGCGGCATTGCCGTGCAGTCCGATCGCCGCATGCGTAAGTTGCGTCCCGAACTCGTGGACGAGCTTGCCGAATCCATTCGGGTGCAGGGCCTCCTGCATCCTATCATCCTCCGTCCGCGCTCGCGCGATGGCATCGGCTACCTCTTGGTGGTAGGGCGTCATCGACTGGAAGCGGTACGCAAACTCAAGCACGACAATATCCGCGCCGAGATTCACGACGGTATGGATGCGGATGCTGCTGAGCTGGCTGAGATCGACGAGAATCTGATCCGGGCCGATCTCACACCAGCTGAACGCGCACAGCACATCGGCCGGCGTAAGGAGCTGTACGAGGAGCAGCACCCGGAGACGAAGCACGGGGCAACCTTAAAACGGGGAACAAAAAAGGCTCCAAGATCTCAAAATGAGAACTCGGCTTTTGTCGATGACACTGCTGCCAAGACCGGCAAAGGCCGCAGCACCGTTGCCCGCGACGCAACGCGGGCCAAGGATTGTGTTGTGCTCGACCAGATCACCGGTACGTGCCTCGATCAGGGCGACGAGATCGACGCACTCTGCAAGCTGCCGGAAAAAGAGCAGCGCATTCTCGCCAAAGCCGCGGCCAAAGGCAAAAAGGTTAGCGCCAAAACCCGTTTCAAGCAGATCAAGCGCGACGAGCGCGAGCAGCAGCTGGGCTTGAAGTTGCTAACCCTGCCGATCCAAAAGTACGGAGTAATCGTCGAGGATTATGAATGGGATTTTAAGGTCTGGTCAGAAGAAGGGATGGGCCGGCACGCAGCGAACCATTACCCAGTCAGTAGAGACGCCCATACCGCACAAGAGATTGTCGAGCGAACCAAGGATCGAATCGAATGCGCAGCGGACGATTGTGCATTGTTTGCGTGGACGACAGTTCCACACCTTGCCATTTGCATCGATGTCTTGCGCTTACGCATGTTTCGTTACGTGTCGAGTTGGACTTGGGACAAGGTCAAGTGCGGAACTGGCTATTGGAATCGCAATCGACACGAAATTCTCTTGCTTGGCATCAGAGGTAATATTCCATGCCCTGCCCCAGGTCAGCAATGGGAATCTTTGATCAGCATCAAATCCACCGAGCACTCGGCAAAACCGGAACAATTTCTAGCGATGATCGAGGCCTATTTTCCAAGCCTACCGAAGATCGAACTAAACAGACGCGGCGCACTTCGTGCTGGCTGGGACGCTTGGGGGTTGGAGACGAAGGAGGCCGCTGAATGATGTCTCCCTTCTCTGCCGACGATATCTCCGTTTCCGCTGAACAGATTGAATGGTCCCGTCAGCTTTTCCGCACTCTCAAAAATGGTGGCCGCTGGGGCGTGCCGCGCACTGGCATTATTCTGGAGAAGCGCGACGATAAACTCGTGCTGGTTGGACAGATGCGCAAACGCGATCGTAAGTTAATGCAAAACTCGCCCAATGACATCGAACATCGATTCATTAATCCCAAAGTTAATCACCTCGAAGTGGTCAATAGTAAAATTCTTAACGCAGAGCAACGGTTGGAATATCAAAGTTTACGCATACTGTTTGCAAAAGCCAATATCACAATGGCAGACATGACTGGAGACATGCCATATTTGGTTCAAGAGCATAATGTGTTCCGCTATGGTATTGTTAAGCAACTTAAAAACCGCGACATCGTGCAGCGTCTCGGCACCTGCTTAGATCAAAAGCAAGCTGTTACTGCCCTAGTTATGCAGGGCTTTGATCTTGCCAACATGGAATTGATTCACGGGACACGGCGTGACCAGTCACCGGAGAATGGTTTGTAGTGGTGATCAAATGAATTATTCTAATAAGGAAAAGATCGAGACGATGCAGCGCGAAAGCGCAGAGAGGCGTATCGCTCACCCAAATTGGCCATCGCATAAACCAACGCTTTACAAACCTGACGGGCGGGTAATTATTTTTGAGACTATGCCCATCGGCAAAGCTAAACATCGCGGCTATTGCAAGTATTGTTATACGACGCACCGTGATTGGTGGACGATGGATCCGCGTGAGTCATTAGATGGCGACCAGATGCTATTATGCGGGAGGTGTGAACATACTAGCCTAAAATCTTTCACCTGATATATCGCAATTCATAACCATATCAGCGTCTTGCGTGCGTGCCATAACTATTAACTTCAACTGTGGGCCGTAAGCCCATGAAATGGTACAAGCGCGACTGCGACGCAGCCATGATGGGAATGGCCAAACTGAGCCTTGCTGACCGCGGCGCATATAACAGCCTGATCGATTTGCTTTACAGCCTGGACGGGAATGTTCCCGACGATGACCTCTGGGTTGCCAAAACTCTGAACATCCAATGGCTTCAATGGAAGCACGCAAAGGCCCGCCTGATTGCTGCCGGCAAGCTGTGGATAACCCAGGGGAAAACCGGTGCACAACTCATGTGTAAACGTGTGGAAAAGACCATGGAGGAGGCTGCTAGCCATAGGGCTAGCCCTAGGGCTGTGAACGCCAGCCCCCTAGCTAGCCCCCTAGCTAGCCCTAGGGCAAATCCTGAAAAACCTAATGATTTCAACAAAAATTCCAGACAGATGTTAGATACTACATATAAGAGAGAGGAAGAGGGCGGCTACGCCGCCAATTCAACTCGTTCAAAAACAGAAAAGAAGAAAAACCAGGGCGGAGCACCCTCCACCTGGTCCGACGAGTTCCCTTGGCGCCGCCCGACTACCGCTCGCCGCAACGGCGGACTCCCGTCAGATCAGGCCGCAATGTGGGAGCAGCTCGCCACCACCGCCCAGCCCAATCCAGACCGCGCCCAATATCTGCAGCAATTCCGCAAGACCATCTTGCACGCCAAACCGCAGCCGCCACAGGATCCACCCGCCGAAACGGTGGCCGCAGAAAACGGGGACCAACCATCATGACCGAAATAGCATGGGGCATGCTCGCGCTCGTTGTCGTGCTTGCGGTTGCCGGCGGCTTGTGGCCATGATTGCCGCGATAGTGCGTTGATAGTGGAATCCGGGCTGCTGGCCGCCGGGGATCTACCACGAGCCTGCTGGCGAGCCGCGCCCGGCTAGGGGCGGATGGGCGCCATCGAGCGCGCGCCCTTTCGGAGAAGAAATCATGATCGCCGCAATGGCCCTAGCAGCAGAGCAAAACGACACCGTTAAAGAATTGCGCGCCGAGATTAGGCGGCTGCGGGCAGCGCTCGCGGAAATTGCCAGCGACCCGACAGGCGTGTCATATCAGGCTGACATTGCGAAGCGTGCACTTGCGTGATGAATGTCCTCGACTTGTTCAGCGGGATTGGCGGCGCGCAATCGAGCCATCGGAAACGCGGTCGTGCCCGCCGTCGCAGAGATCATCGGGCGGGCGATCATGACTGCGGCTTGAACATTCGCACAACATGCGGTAGTGTCTGCCAGATTTTGCCCCACAAGGGCTAGACTCGGACCACATCCCGCGTGCAGCTGATCACCGTCGCCCCCAACTGCGAACGCCAGGTTTCCGCGCTGCTGGCCGCGCGCAAGTTTGAATTTTACGCATTCAGGACTGGCCGCCGCACGGCTCGGCGCGGCCAGCTCCGGGAAACCCTGGTGCCCGCATTCCCGCGGTATATTTTTGTTGATGCCAAGCACCGTTGGGAGGATGTCCGCTCGATCAGCCACGTCGGGGATTTTGTGCGGTTCAACGGTCAGATTTGCGAGGTACGGCAGTGCGTGATCGACGACCTCGTCGACCGCGCCGACGCCAACGGTGTCATCCAGTTTCCCGAGCCACCGCCGCGCTTTCGGCCCGGCACATCGGTAGTGGTAAGCAGCAACAGCAATCCGCTGTTCGGCAGCCGCGGCGTCTTCGCCCACGACCTCGGCGGCAGGGCCATCGTGCTGCTGCCGTGGTTCAACGGCCAGATGGTCAGCACGCTGGTTGACGCAAACGATATTGATTTGTTTGCGCTGTCACAGCAGCGCGGCAAGCGCAGGCGCAATCGGCGTCGGCGCAGCGGTACGAGTAGACCCGGCGCGGCGTTGCAGTAATTTGCGCTACGGCTCCTCGCTGATCTGCTAACAGGCGCGCTGCTGCGCCAAAGGCGAAGCCATGGGTGGAATATTCACCAAAGGTCATCCGAAATACGCAGGTCGCACCCAAGGTGCGATGAACAAGCTCAGCATCGTCGTGATTCGACGGGTGGTGGCCGAGGCTGCGGGAAAGGTTGGCTACGACGGCAAAGGCCTGGACGGTCTGCGCGGCTGGCTGCAAATGATGTGTGAGAGGCACCCGTTAGAATATTTGAGTTTGATCGGTCGCATGATTGCGGCACCGTTGCCGAGTGAGACGCAACAGCAGTTGGACGATTGCGAGTATGAAACGGTGGACGAGGTCGAGCGTGCACTCATCGATGACGGACTGCGCGTGACCTACAATGAATTCACCGGACGCGGCCCTACCTCTAACCATTGATCCAGTACGGGTACGGCTCGGCGACGCGCGACTGGCGTGCGCCAAAGCGCGCGAGAGCTTCTGGCACTTCCGTGCACTGACCAACCCGGCGATGATTCCGTGCTGGTGGCAGCTCAATGTCGCGCAGCATGTGATGCGGTGGTATGCCGATCTCATTGCTGGCAAGCGGCCGAAGCTGGTGCTACAGGCACCGCCGCAGCACGGCAAGTCGGAGCAGATCCGCGATTTGATTTGTTGGATTGCCGGCAAGCATCCAGAGCTCAAACAGATCTTTACATCCTACAGCGACGAGCTCGGCACCACGACCAATTTGGCGGTGCAGCGCAAGCTGAGCAGCAACGCCTATCATAGGGTGTTTTACAGATTTCAGATGCCGGTGATGGGGCGTCGCGACGAAGACAGGTGGCGGCGCACGACGAACATCATCGAGTTCCCTGGCGAAGCAGGGAGCTTGCGTAACACCACGGTCAACGGCCAGATCACCGGCCAGACGCTCGACGTCGGCTACATCGACGATCCGATCAAGGGCCGCGCCGAGGCATTCAGCAAGGTCGTGCGCGACCGGACCTGGAACTGGTTGACCGACGATTTCTACTCGCGGTTCTCAAAGGACGCGGGACTGATTTTCATCTCGACACGGTGGCACGTGGACGATCCGATCGGGCGATGGCTCGAACGGTTTCCGGACACCAAGGTGCTGCGCTACCAGGCTGTGGCCGATACGGACGACTGGACAGTTAACGCCGGGTTCAGGGAAAGCGGGGAAGCATTATTCCCGGAGCATAAACCGCTTGATTTTCTGATGGAGCGGAGGAAACTGATGACGGAAGGTTCGTGGCTTTCCGAGTATCAGCAGACCCCGATCGTCATTGGCGGCGGCATCTTTCCGATCGAGAAGATGACGCCCATCGCACGTGTGGATGGCACCGCCGTGAAGAAATCAGTGCGCTACTGGGACAAGGCCGGCACGGCCAAGGACAACGCCGCGTACAGCGCCGGTGTGCTGATGCACGCGCTCAAAGATGGCCGCTACGTCATCGAGCATGTGGTGCGCGGGCAGTGGCAGGCGCTCGACCGCGAGAAGATGATCAAGTTCTGGGCCGAGCGCGACAAGGCAGCGCTGCGCACGCCGTATGAGATCGGCATCGAGCAGGAGCCGGGAAGCGGCGGCAAGGAAAGCGCTGAGGCGTCGTTGCGCATGCTGGCGGGCTATCGCTGCTATGCCGACAAGGTCACGGGGGCGAAGGAGGTACGCGCCGAGCCATTTGCCGCGCAGGTGCAGGGCGGCAACGTGAGCATCGTGGCGGGTGATTGGAACTACGCGTTCCTGGATGAGTGCGAGACGTTTCCGAACGGGCGCTGGAAGGATCAGGTCGATGCGGCGAGTGGAGCATTCGCGCGACTGACCGGCGTGCCGAGCTACAATCTGGAGGCGCTGGCGTCGTGAAAACCATCACGCTGGAAATGCATGACGACCCGCTGCACTACAAGGTGGTGAATATCACCGGCGCGTGGCTGAGCGAGGAAATAGTCGCGCAATTATGCGCCGATCCAAACTGGAAGGTGTTCGTGCGCAAGCCGGGTAAACCGCTGGAGCGCATTTCACAAGCCTATGATGGGCGGCCAGCTGCGGAAGATACTGCTGGCCATGATCGATTGCTGGAGGCGTTGCGCATGACCAGCATGCGCCGCGGCCCACATGGTTGCTGAATGGCTGCTGGTGATCATGGTATGTGGTTCGTTCGATTGTCACTACGAGAGCGTCAGGCAGCACTCCTATTCGACGCGGCACGAATGTCTGCACAGCGTAGAGCGAGCGGGTGCGCTGACGCGGCATCCGAGTTTCAAGTGCGTGGCCGTGATCCGGACGTGAAGCCAGAGCTTGAGCGCCTGATGCTGTATGCGATCGTTGCGGTGGTGGTGGTCACCGTGTCGCTGACGTTTCTGTGGATCCTGTTTCTGGCGCGGCTCGGATAAAAACATCACGCCGATGCTTCCGCTGCGGTACATGATCGGCAAGAATTTCGATAACGGTAAGGACGGCTACATCACCGAGGTTGGTTACGACGCACCGCGCCATCCTAAATTTGATGCATGGCGCTACGGAAATCTATTCAACGAGAAGTACGCTGAGCAGACTGAAGCCGAGCGCGAATATTACGGCCCATATCTCGACACTTCCGACACTGCACAGGAATACAACGAGGGCCAGATTGATCCGAATGGACAAGGCTGGCGGCGCAATCTCGACATGCAGATTGCCAAATGCATGGAATTGGGATTCTCGGTGCTGGAACTGGACAATCCAGACGCGTATCTGACTTGGGATGTGCTGCAGGCGGTGGATTACGTTGCTTATCGCGGATTGAAGACATTCGCGAAAAACCCGATGCTGTGTGGCGATCCTACGGCTTACGTCGCGCATCCGGCCGTGATCGCATGCGTGGTCGAACACGGTGCTGGCACGGCCGAGCAAATGGAAATATTGCGGCGTGACGCAGGCAAACCACTGTTGCCCGTGCGCTTCGTTGCATTTGGAAACGGGCTGCAATGGGCGCAGGGGAAGGCGCTGACTATCGCCAGAAGAAATTATCAGGATATGAGCGTCAGCTATTCTGCCGTGGGAGAATACTGCAGCAGCGAGCAGATAATCGTGATGGGCTGCCCCGATACCGTGACGCTGCAAGGATCCGATGGATGACCTACGTTCTGATCTTCATGTCGAGCTTTGCGATCTCGGGTTTCACCGACATCAAGGAATGTATGGATGCGCGGGACATCGTCATGCGGCAGTTTGGCCGCAACCTTGACGCCGGTGCGGTGTGCGTGCCGGTGCCGAAGGATGGCGATGTCACTGGCAGCGGCTGGAGAAAGATAGGGCGCTGAACATGGCCTCATATGCCGTCTTGCACGGCCCGATCATCGCTGCCGGCGAGAGCCTGTCGGCGCCGCTGGATTGTACGTCCGACACTGCAGCAAGCATCATCATGCCGGCAGCGTGGTCGCCGGCTGAAGTGCTGACCTTCCAGATCTCGCCAGATGGTACGACCTACTACGACGTCATGGACAAAGACGGCTACGAGATCACCGTGGTGGCGATACCGGCGACCGTGGTGATGATGCCGGTGGATGTCAGTCAGATAGGTGCTTTCGTCAAGTTCCGGTCGGGCAGCCGCGCGAGTCCGGTGCCGCAGGAGGAGCGGCGCGAGTTTGCGATGATCATGGGCAAACCATAACGATGAACCCCGGCGCAATCGAGGAGGGTGCGAAGGCTGCCGGAACCTTCATGAGCATCATGAAGGAGCAACCCTTATCCCTCGCCCTTGCCGTGATGAACCTCGCTCTCGTCGGGCTTATTTGGTGGTTTTCAGCCAAACAGGTCGAGGTTCGCAACCATGATCTGGAATTGTATTTTGCGCACCAGAAGGAAACTTCGCAGCTTCTGGCGCGCTGCATCATACCGAAGCCGGCACAATGAGCGTCCTTACCGAATGGCTGTGGCATCTCAAACCGCTGGAACTGTCGTTGATGTTCATGAACCTGATACTGGTCGCGCTGCTGTGGTATCAGCTCGACACAGTCACCAACGCGCGCTCGGTCAACATCGAGCGCTACGTTCTCGCCGACCTGGAGATTGATACGGTGCTGTCCAACTGCATCGTGGAAGGCTTTAGATAAGAATGGCAAAGGAGATGATCTAATATGGCAGCGCTTTCCGTTACGATCCAAGGCACCACGACGGGCCCGGACGGCATTTCCGTTCCCGTCACCATCGCCGGCGATCTGACAATCACCGGGCTCGGCGTCGGAGGCGGCCCTATCATTCCGCCCGATCCTGGCACTCCGCCGGGCCAACCACAGTTCCCCATCGTGCTGCCGCCCGGTACGCCACCGTTCAATCCAGAGGCGCCGGAAGGCTATCCTCCCATGATTGGCGGCGGCCCGATCGTTCCGGACACTCCACCGGATCCGAGCAAGCCGCCGATGTTTATCCCGATCTGGCTCCCCGGCACTGGCTGGATTGTGGTTCCCGGTTTTCCTGTTCCGACGCCATCTGGCAGACGTCAGCGGTGATGGGTCACCGTCGTCTCTTATAGCAGGAGGTTATTGTGCGGCTAGTCATGTCAAGCGGGCATGGCCTTCACATTCGCGGTGCTCGTGGTAATCCGGTTCCTCCGCAACTCGATGAAGTTGATGAGGCGAGAAAAGTTGTCGAGAAGGTCGCTGAATATCTACGTAGTGCCGGTGTTGAGGTACAGACATTTCACGACAACACTTCGCATGATCAGAACACCAACCTCAACACCATCGTCAACTACCACAACAGCCATATGCAGCCGCATGATCTCGACACCTCCGTCCATTTCAATGCGTATGACGGCTCGGCGCACGGCGTGGAATGCCTGTACGTGACGCAGCAGTCTTTGGCCAAGAAAGTCGCGGACGCAGTGGCGGCAGTCGGCTTCACCAATCGCGGTCCAAAAAAACGTACGGATTTGTTCTTTCTCAACAATACAGAAGAGCCGGCGATCCTCGTTGAGGTTTGCTTCTGTGACAACACCGGCGACTCGAATACCTACCGCGCCAAGTTCAACGATGTCTGCAAGGCCATTGCGCAGGCGATATCCGGGCAAGCGATCGGTACGCCACCTGATGAGCGACCACCGATCGAGCCGCCTGTCAGGCCACCGACCGAGCCTCCGTCATCAGGATCCAAGCCGGTGCTCGGCAAGGGTGATAATGGACCGTATGTGGTCGAACTGCAGAGCGACTTGAACATGGAGTTGGACGACTGCAATCTCACCGTGGACGGCGACTTCGGCTCGAAGACCGAGGAGGCGGTGTACGACTATCAACGGTCGCGCAGGCTGGACGCTGACGGCATCGTGGGCGAGCAGACATGGAATGCGCTCGACACGCACATGCCACCTTATGTGCCGCCGGGTTTGCCGGCTCCGCTGAGTTCGAAGCAGCAGCTGGACATCGCTGCCATTGCGATCACTTCCAAGATCGCGAGTTACAGTTGGCGCGACCGCGGCCAGGCTCCCGCGGGATACGTGAAAGGCTTCGCGCTGGCGTGGGCTAATACGTACAGGCAGCTGCTAATGGGCTATGAGCCCGCAGTGGAAATGGCCAAGGCCAACACAGGCAACGAGAAGGATGCGCTCTATCAATACAAAGATACGTTTAGATCGCTCGGAATGGACAACAGCAAGGATGGGCCTGACACGCTGCGACATCTGTGGACCTTGCTTATGGGGCTCGGAATGAGAGAGTCGAGTGGCAAGCATTGTGAGGGAAGAGATCAGTCAGCCTCGAACACCTCCTCCGATACGGCCGAAGCTGGTCTCTACCAAACGAGTTGGAATGCACACTCGTGTTCTGATAGTTTTGATCAATTGTTTACCGATTTCAGTGTTGGTGCTGCCTCGGATAATCCGCAAGGATTTTTGACGTTCTTTGAACAGGGCGTATCATGCTCAAGCTCCAGCTGGGATAACTATGGTTCTGGAGACGGTGCGGCCTTTCAGGAGATGTGCAAAACGCAGCCGAGTTTTGCCTGCGAGACCTGCGCTATCACGCTCCGTAATCTCTGCAATCACTACGGGCCAATCGTTCGTTTTGAGGTCGAGGTTAAACCTGACGCAGAGAAGATGTTGCGGGCCGTGCAGGATTATGTCGATCGGCTGGGAGGCGAGGTGTGACACGCCTTCTGTCTAGCCCACCTGCGCAGAGCGGCAGTTCGCATTCTTTTCTTTGTCTTTTCCGAAAATGCTTTATGGTGTTTCGGCTGGCGCTTATTTTTATTTTGGTCGGTTCGTGTCGCCCACGTACAATTGTTGGGCTCATAGTTTCCGTTGGCGGCCCGAGCGTTCGAGCGCTCGGCCGCTGCCGCTGCGCACTATAGCACAAGAGCATAAACGATGAACGACGATATGCATGAGCGCATTCAGGCGCGCTGGATAGCGAGCAATTTGCTCAACTTGCCGCAGATTGATCCAGAGGGCAGTAATTTCATATTGGCGCGGCAGTATATGCATGCGCTGGAGAAGATCGAACGGCTGACCAGGATCGTCAACCGACACCCTCGCCTTGGCGCTGATGCTGAATTAGTTGACAAGTGGCCAGCACCAGAAAAAATGCTGGGTTGGCCTCTAATGCCATGAAGCTGAATGCAGGCCACTGGCTGATGGTCTCCTTTGCCGTCGTGGCGCTGCTTATCCTGGCCATGGCGCTGTTTGGCTACCTGTCCGGTACTTGGGAGCCCGCACCCCAGTGAAGTACGGGCATTTATGAGGCCTTTGGAACGGAATGTGAACACTGATGGCCAACGTCGTTAGCCTTCGCAACTGGCGCGATTCGTTCACCAACCTGCTGGCCGGGCTGGGCGTCGTCGGCCGCGACAAGTTCATGAGCCAGCAGTACGTCTACACGCCGATGCCGCTGTCGGACTGCGAGATGGCCTACCGCGGCGACTGGATTGCGCGCAAAGCCGTGGACATTCCGGCCTTCGACATGACCCGCGAATGGCGCTCATGGCAGGCCGACCAGGACCAGATCACGCTGCTCGAAGAATGCGAGCGCAAGCTGTTCGTCCAGCAGAAGGTGCAGCAGGCGCTCATCACGGCACGGCTGTACGGCGGCTCGGTCATCGTCATTGGCGTCGAGGCCGGCAATCCCGAAGAGGAGCTCGATCCGGAAACCGTGGGGCAGGACGCGCTCAAGTTCCTGCACGTCGTGCCCTGGCACTTTCTGGCCATGGGTCCGCTCGTGTGGGACGTGACGTCGCCGTACTACGGGCAGCCGAGCTGGTACCAGATCGATAATACCAAAGCGCGTTTTGGCCCGAACGGCGGCACCAGCACGACCTCGCTGTCGGCGCAAGCACCGTTGTATAACGTTCAACTACATCCGTCGCGCGTGGTTCGGCTGATGGGTCTGCCGCCTCCGAACGTGTTCGCGTCATACTCGATGTCGTTCGGCGACAGCGTTCTGCAGCCGATCAATGACACGATCAAAGCTGCGGGACTGGTCAACGGAAGTCTGGCGACGCTGGTAAGCGAGATGAAGCTCGACGTGATCAAAGTCCCAAACTTGAGCGAGGAGCTGTCGACCGACGCGGGCACGCAACGGATAGTCAACCGCTTCGCCAATGCCAATGTGGCCAAGTCGGTGATCAATACGATTCTGCTCGACAGCGGCGAGGAATGGCAGCGCATCGATACCAATCTGCAGAGCGGGCAGTCGCTGGTTGCCACCTACATGCAGCTGGCGGCGGGCGCGGCCGATATTCCAGCATCGCGCTTTCTCGGCATTCCACATCGTGGATTGAACGTCACCGGGGAAGCCGACTTTCGGAACTATTACGACCGACTCGCGAGCGAGCAATCCGTCACGCTTCAACCGGCGCTGAATCGTCTCGACGAGGTGCTTATCAGATCGGCGCTCGGCAACCGGCCGGATGATATCTATTACGAATGGAATTCGCTCTGGCAGATGACGGATATTGAGAAGGCAACTTTGGCGTTCCAGAAGGCGCAGGCCTACAAGATTGACGCGGACGAAGGACAAATCCCGGCGACCGCATTGGCACAGGGCCGCATCAATCAACTGATCGAGGATGGGTTCTATCCTGGTCTTGAACAGGCGATTGCCGATGCCGAGGCCGCAGGCGACACCATCGAGGAGACCAACACGCCGAAGCCCCTCCCGCCGCAACTTGGCTTCGGACAGCCGGGGAATCCTAGCCTTCCCCCCGGCCAGACGCCGCCGTCCGGAACTCCAGCCCCCGCCTCCCCGGACGGCGGTGGACCTGCGGCGTGACGCTGAATGAATGGACGGCGCTCGTACTCATCGGCATGTCGGCAAGCGGAGTGATCGTCATCGTGGCGCTGTGGTTCATGCGAAGCTGACCGATCAGGCCGACGGCTATGATCCGACCGGGACGGCCGTCATTCGCCGCAGGTTCCGCGCGGATGGCCAGCGGCGGTTGCAGAAGATTCGCGGCGTGACGCACGATTTTCTGGTGGGCCAGGACTTCATGGGCCATCGCGGCGACGGCAACGATATCGATCCTGGGTTCAAGCTCTCGGTCTTCAACAACTGGTTCTCGACGCAGGTCCATGCGCAGTTGGTGACACCGAGTTGGTGGAACGCACATCTGACGCGGGCGTATGCGAGCGGCGTTAAGGTGGCGTGCACTTACGGCTCATTGCCGCTGATGGCGCTGCCAAACTTGCTCTCGCAGAGTGCTAGGAATGAATTCACCGGCATTGCCGAGGCGACGATCCAGCACGTGACGCGGACCATCGCCAGTGCGGCAAAGGTGCAGACCAAACCGCAGCTGATGTATCGGCAGACATTGCGAGCGGTCCAAAATGTGGGCAATCGGATAAATGCAACTGCCAACTTTACGACGGTCCAGGCGCATAACAGAGGTCGACTCGATGGCTTCCGCGCGCTCGGCATCGACAAAGTCGGCGTGCTGGATGAACGGATCAGAGCGCCAAAGCGGCTGCATGACAAGGCGCTGCCAGAGGCGGCATTTGTGAATGTCGAGACCGCTGGCGACCATTTGGTGTGCATCATCTGTCAGGACATCAGCGACGATGGTCCGTACAAACTGGACGAGGCCGAACTTCTAATTCCCGCTCACCCAAACTGCCGTTGCGCCTTCGTTCCAGCGTTTGATATGCGCTACAGCATCAATCGCGAGAAACGTGCGGAGGCCGAGGCCGCATAGGAGAACGCCATGTCGCTATCCGGTCTGATTCTCGGTGTCATCAACATTGCCATTGTGGTTGCGGTGCTCTTGCTCGTCGGTGCAATCATCCTATGGTTTTGCAATTGGCTCAGCTTTGCTGTGCCGGATATGGTGCGCAAACTGTACATCGCGGTCGTCGCGTTGATTGCTTTGTACATGCTGGTCGCGCTGGTGTTCGGAATTCCCAGTGTGCGCATCGTCGGGGCATTAGCGTTGGCGATCGTCTGACCAACTAGCATTCTACAATCTTAGCAGGAGACATCGCGATGAAACGCGCGAACAGCGCAGCTATGCGCAATCTGGTTGACAGCGTCGAGTTCAGCGAGACCTACGATCTGTCCGACGCCAAAGCAAAAACGACCATAACCAGCGACGGCTATCTGACCGCCGAACCGCGCATCTCGCGCACCGGCATCCAGGTCTACAGCGGACACGAACTTGGAGACCCTACCCTCGACGAGGTGCGCGTCTATCGCCCTGAGGGCGAGGTCTTCCACAAGGCGGCCATGGCGTCGTTGGCATGGCGCCCGGTAACGCTCGATCACCCGGATGCCAACGTCAACTCGCGCAACTGGAAGCAACTTGCGGTCGGCCAGGTCACCGGCGACGTCGCGCGCGATGGCGAATACATCCGCGTCCCGCTCGCGCTGATGGATCAGGCCGCGATCGATGCCGTGAAAAGCGGACAGTCGCAGCTGTCGGTCGGCTATGCGGCCAAGCTCGTCTGGGGCGATGGCATGACCGACGACGGCGAACCGTATCAGGCCAAGCAGACCGAGATCCGCGCCAACCACATCGCCATCGTGAGATCGGCGCGCGGCGGCAGCAATCTGACAATCGGGGATGACGACTACGAGGCGTATCTCGACCGCGAGTTCACCACCGAGCAGCGCAAGCAGGCGGCAAGCAAGGGCCAGGCAATGCCCGGCGGCGGCTATCCCATCAAGTCCGAGCAGGATCTGAAGAATGCGATTCAAGCAATTGGGCGCGCGAAGAATCGACAGGCGACCATAGCGCACATCAAGAAGCGGGCGCGTGCCCTCGGTTTGACGTCGCTATTGCCCAAGGGATGGGGCGACGGTGCCCCGAATGGAAAGGAGCCAACCATGGCCACACGAACCGTCGACGGCGTGCAGATCGAGCTCGAGGACAAGGACGGCCAGATCCTCGACCGTTACCTCGGCACGCTGACTACCAAGATCGCCGACAGCGACAAGAAGCTCGGCGAACTGACGGCGCAACTCGCCGCGTTGGGCAAGAGCGTCGACACCAAGGACGGCGAGATTGCCGCCATCAAGAAGCAACTTGCCGATGCCGAGATGACCCCGGATCAACTCGATCTGCGGATCAACGATCGGCTGGACATCCGCGAGCGGGCACAGCGCGTTCTCGGCGACAAGGCTGTCGTGAAGGGCAAGGCCGACGCGCAGATCAAGCGCGAGGTGGTGGCGTCCGTGCTGGGCGTCGAGTTCGTCAAGGACTGGAATGACGCGCAGATCACCGGCGCATTCTACGCCAGCACCAAGCCTGCAACGGCGCAGGACGGCTTTCGATCGATGGCGCAGAGCTTTTCGGGTCAGCCTACAATCGCAATCCAGGATGTGCGCGAGCAAGCATATCAGGAGCGCAATGAACGTCTGCGCAATGCTTGGAAGAAAAAGGGCGTCGCCTAACTGAAGGCAACAGCAAACAGGAGCATCAACAATGCCAGCAGTACAGACTACCTATGCAACCGTCATGCAGCCGGGCGTGGAGGGCCAAATTGCCACCATGTACGAGGACGACGATCACGTCACCTGCATCGTCGAAACCGCAGCCGGCATCGGCTTCGGCCGGGTCGTATCGGAAGGCGCCAACGCGAGGGGCGCGGTCCTTGGCGGTGCGACTAAGGCGATCGGCGTCAGCGTCAGGGATATCACCATCATTCCTGCGGCCGGCGTGGCCGTGGATCTTTATCCGCGATACGCCAACATGGATGTGTTGACGTCCGGCGACATCTGGGTGAGGCCAGTCGTGGGAGTTACTCACGGCAGCGTGGCGACTTATGACGGTACGACCGGCCAGCTCAATCCGGCTTCGGCCGGCATTACCATCGTGAATTCACGCTACATCACGTCGGCGAGCGCAGGCCAGCTCGCGATTCTGCGTCTCACTGCACCGCCTCCCGGCGCGTAATTCAGAAAGGATCAACAACATGTTTAATGACGCTCAGTCAGCGTTAAGCTTTGTGATCGCGCAAGGTGCGATCATAGAGCCACAAATTTATCGCATTCAGTATCCCGACATCCAATATCCGAACCTCGTGCCGATCGTAACTGAAGGCGACGAGTGGGCAAAGGCTGTGATCTTCTTCAGCCTGGATCGCGTTGGACAAGCTACGTGGTTCAATCACATGAGCGACGATGTGCCATTCGCCGACATCGTGCGCGGCCAATTCCAGCAGCCGTTGGAAATGGCGGCGGTCGGCTACTATTGGACCATCGAAGAAGTGGCGCAAGCACAGCGCACCAACATCAACTTGCAAACCGAGCGCGCTGCCGCGGCATTCCGTGCCTACGAAGAGTTCATGGAGCGCATCACCTTCTTCGGTGATACGACCAAGAATTGGACCGGGCTCACGAATGACGGCAATGTCACCATCGTGCCAGCAACGGCAGATGGTACTGGCTCGAGCGCACTGTGGTCGACCAAGACTGGTGACCAGATCATTCGCGACGTCAATCAGATCCTCACCGGCATCTACACCGGTTCGGGAACGGTCGAAATGGCGGATACGTTGCTGGTGTCGCCGGCTAACTTCACCACCATGGCGACGACGCGCCTGACAAACACTGTCGCAAGCGCGTTAGGATGGTTGCAGGAATACAACAGCTACTCGGCTCTGAGCAACGGCACGCTGACGGTCAAGGCGGTGCGCGGCTTGGAGACGGCTGGTGCCGGCGGCGTCTCGCGCGCGATCGCATACCGCAACGATCCGCAAATCCTGCGTTTGCATGTGCCAATGCCGCACAAGTTCCTCAACCCGATGCAGGTCACCCCGCTGCGCTACGATATCCCCGGCATCTTCCGCACGGGCGGCATCGAAATCAGGCGGCCAGGCGCAGTGCGCTATTTGGACGGGATCTAAATGCTGCAATTTAGCCAACCAATAGAGGAGAGCCCTATGGCTGAACAAGAGAAGATCGAGAAGCAGAAGACCACCGTCAAAAACGTGGGCAAGGCGAGCTACATCTTTACCGATGCCGACGGCGTCGCCAAACACGTCGGACCAGGGCAGGAGGTCGAGCTCGAACTGCGAAAGCAGGAGGTCGAGCGGATGAAGAAGGTCGCCGAGAACGGCGGCGGAACGCTCGTCGTTGACGGCACCGATCCTCGTAAGAAAGCGGAGGAGAACGACAAGGTCGAGGGCGCGCCCGAGACTCCGAAGGAGCACTCGGCCCGCAACACGGTCGCCGAGAAGGAGACCGAGCTGATGCAGGCCGGTCAGGATGCCGGCAAGGAGCAGCACGAGAAGTGGGCCAAGAAAGACTGGAACAAACTCGCCGCTGAGACCGGCATCGGCATCATGGCCCGCGGCGGGGTCGACGCGCTCGAAACCGTAGCCGCAGCACCCGACGCGCCCCCGAAGGAGAAGTAAGATGGCTAATGCCGTTTACCCACTTTTTAAGCAGTCGCTTCTAACAGAAGCGGACGCTAACAAGTCGCTCAATCAGACCGGTAGCAACGCGCCCTACGCCGCGCTGGTCACCACGTCGAGCGGCTACGTCTACTCGGCGAGTCATCAGTTCTACACCTCGCTGACCAACATCGTCGGCACGCCGCAGCCGATCACCACACCCACCGTGGTCAACGGCACGTTCGACGGTGATGACGTCACCTTCACCGCCGTCAGCGGCACCGTCGTCGGCGCCATCGTCATCTATCGGCAGAACGCCGGCGCCAACACGACATGGCGGCTGACGCTGTATGAGGACACGAGCGTGACGGGACTACCAGTCACGCCTAATGGCGGGAACATCGTTATTACTTGGAATGCTTCTGGAATTTTCACCTTGTGTTCACTGTCACGAAAGCGTAATGTCGTGGAGGTTGGTCGGCATGGCCCGGTCGGCGTCTACGAGTACTCGTATGTCGGAGACGACTGTGCCAGCCGCTATCGAGGATTTATGGCACATGAAGTCAAAGAGTACGTTCCAGAAGCGGTCCAAGCGTTCCACGGCGTTGACTACGTCAACCTCCCGCTCGCGTTTGATCATCTGGAAATTCGTCCATGAGGATGGTGAATGGTGGATCAAGAACGGATCCACCGGCGCTCGTCACAGAGCACGTGTCGCAAATTGCCTGACTTGTAATAAGCAATTCAGGGATTACCCGCACGGCAAGACTGAGTTCTGTTCGGAGAATTGTCGGCGCGTGAACTGCGCGCGATGCGGCAAGCGTTTCCGGCCGGAAAGCGCTCGGCATAAATTCTGTTCCTTCGAATGCAAGCAAGGTACGAATACTTGCGAGCATTGCAGGAAAGAATTTGTGCCGAAGAAGAACACTAAAAATAGATTCTGCAGCAAGGAATGCTTCTATGATGCTACAAGTCCAGTCGGGTCGGTCATCAATGATCCAAGCGGATATACCTTAACGAAGACTCCGCCAGGAACTCCAGGGATCAAACTTGCGAGCATGGGCCGCTCGCATTGGATGTGGACGCATCGTTACGTGATGCAGCAAAAGCTTGGGCGTCCGTTGCTCAGGACCGAGCGCGTTCATCACATCAATCGTATTAAGAGCGACAATCGTCCCGAAAACCTAGAAATATGGGACGGCGGTCATCCTCATGGTATGCGTAAGAAGGACAAGCTTAAGCAATTCACAGTCGCTGATCTTGAAGATGAACTAAAACGACGACGAGGAAACAGTGAACCTTGATCCACTACGCAGCCAGCAGGGGCAGGAGAAGCTGCTGTTCGACCTGTTCGCGACGGCGGCAACCGGCAAGAACGCGGATGCGGTGATGGGGGCGGCGGTCAACATCATCATGAACGCGATCCGGCAGAACTACCCTAAGCGCATGGACGCCGAGAGCAAGATGAGCGAGCTGTTCGGCCGTGCCACGCAGCTGCTGCTGGCCAACAGCTACGACAGCGTGACCGGCTTGCGCAGGACCGTGGTTCCGGCCACGCAGGTCGTGCGCATGCCGTTCCACCTGGAGGATGACATCCACGATCCGCGGATGCACCGGAAATGATTCTGCTCACGAGCACGTCGGACAAGCTGCAGGTGATCACGTCGGCTGCGGCGACCATCGATGTGCATGCCAGTTGGGTGGATAATGCCGCGAGCACAATCACGCCGGGGCGGACCAACACCGCTATCACGACGGCGACTACGACTGATGTTGTTGCCGCTCCTGCGGCATCCACGCAACGCAACGTCAAGACGCTGCACGTACGCAACACGCATGCCACACTATCGTGCGATGTGACCGTGCAGCATACTGACGGGACGCATACCGTTCAGTTGCACAAGGCCACGCTGCCTGCTGGTAGCGCGTTGGAATATATCGACGAGGCCGGGTTTTTGGTCGTTGGCGTGGGCTCGCCACCATTGGCGCGGCTGGATGTAGCCGATCAACTGATTGCCGGCGGCGCCAACGTCTCATCGCTCAGCCTGACGACAGGCAGCATCACGCTTGATTGCGGGGCCAGGCCGACGCAGTACATCACCAACAACGGCGCGTTTACCATCACCGCTCCGAGCAATGACGGTTCCTGCATGCTGCTGGTAACGAACGGCGCATCTGCGGGTACGATTACCTTCAGCGGATTCACCATGGCAAATATTGGTGACCCGTTGACTACTACGAACACAAGCAAGTTCAGCGTGTTTATCTGGCGCATCAATGGTGTGACCGGATATCGCATCGCGGCACATCAATGATTCCAGCCTTCAGTCCGGTGATGATTGTGCCGCCTGTGCCGCCTACTACCTGGGATCCGACAGGAAAGGGGACTCTTGTTACGTTATCTAATGGCAACTTGGATGCGACGTCTTCCACTACATGGTCAGGAGTGAGATCAACAAGTGGTAAAACCAGTGGGAAATGGTACTGTGAAGTAAGAATTGTCACTGTCATAGCAAGTAATATCTTTATTGGAGTGATGAATAACGACACGGCCGGCGGTGCGAGCATGGATGTACTATCTACCCCGCAAGTTGGCCAAGTTCGTGATGATGGATTTAATGCTTCCAGTTCGGGATTTGCTATTTCTGGTCTTTCACCGGCGTTGGGTTCATTGGCCAATAATGACATAGTTCAAGTAGCGGTGGATGTAAGTAACAAAATGGCATGGCTCGGAACCAATAATATCTACACTGCATCTGGCAATCCCGGAGCTGGCACTAATCCAACATGGACTTGGACTTCTGCTTATACGATATTCGTGGGTGCCACTTTGGGCGCCAACCCTTTTATTCGCATCCAACCCAATGCTGCGGTTCAAACCTTTACGCCACCCACCGGCTTTAGTGCTTGGAGTTGAGTCTGATGATCGGCAGTGCAGACCTTCCCAACAACAAAGTGCTCGAGGTAGTGCGCGCCGCCACCATGACGCTTAACATTCCAGGTGAGTGGGCTGCGGCTAATGTCGGCCCCGGCTACGTGACGCCGGACAACAAATATGCCGTTTTGCCTGTAACCCAGTTCTGGCCGCCGCAGGGACAAATCAGTACCGGGGAGCCGAGCTATGCACTTGCCGGGAACAAGCGTTCGATTATTGAGACCTATGCTACTGCAGTGCCGCCGCCCAGGCAGCGGACAGTCATTCCAACGAATCCAGTATATTTGTATAATATCAACAGCGATGCCGCCAATTACGAACGGCATGCGCTGAATTGGTTCAACAATATCTGCTATGCCAGAAACGAGAAGGCTGGTGGCGGGCAAGCCAGGCCGTACATTCCGGTGACTGGCGCCGTGACGGTTGCTCGGCTTCCGCAGGCACTGCGAGCAGGCATCGGAGCACGGCTTATGGTCACCGACGCCACTGTCACCACTTTCATGAGTGTGGTGCAAGGGGGAGGAACGAACATAGTTCCCGTAGTATCTGATGGAAAACAATGGCTGATCGGGTGACGGCATGGCAACATTAGCTGTTAACTTCTCTGGGTCTGGCATCGCCGCCGCCAATGTGTCCAAGAACTATACCATCAATGATACGGACACCCAGGCAATCATTGACTGGTCAAAGATTGCATTCGCTTCTGAAATCCAGTCCACTTACAACCCTTCCGGAAACCCCAGTTTTGTTGCGACCAATGATCAGATTATGCTGATTTGGATCCAATCATGGATCAATGGCACGATTGACGGCGTGCAGCGCAATCAGGCTGTACCCGCAAGTATTCCACCACCAATTTCAATACAATGAAGCGAGAAATGCCATGAGTCTAGGTTACTGGGAAACGCTGGCTTCTGTCGCTGCCGATGGCACGGCGCTGACGGCGGCAGCGCGAGCGAGCCTTTTGCAAGGGCCAGCCAAGAGCGGCCTTTACACGATGGCTGCGAACCGCCTGCGCATTGGGGACGTGTTGCACATCCGCGCCTCCGGACGCATCTCCTGCGTCGTCACCACTCCGGGCACAGCGCGGTGGGATCTGTCATTTGGCGTCGGCGGCACGGCCAGCATGGACACTCTGGCGATTCCGTTGATTACAACTCCCGCGCAGACCACTGTTGGCTGGATGCTGGACATGGAGGGTGTCGTCCGGGCGATCGGCAGCACTGGCAACATATTTTGGCAGGGCTATTGGTTGTCGCAGGCGGCATTGAACACTGCGGCCCCGGCGACTGGTCCAGGCCCAGGTGGCAATACGCTGCCGTACAACACTGCGCCCGTGATTGGAGCCAACGTCGACATGACGGTGGCGCAGATCCTCGATTTCAACTGGACGCAGACGGTCACGACCGGCAGCGTGACGCTGCACAATTACAGGATCTCGCTGGCGACTGCGAGCGGGTTCTAGATGTACCCGATATCTATCTTCGCGTCGGCATAATTCGGGTGGTAAATGGCCATCACCCTGGTTGCTGGCCAGACCGCTGTTACCGAGGTTGCCAGCAACGTCACCACCGCAACGGTCACTCTTCCTAACAATCCCACCCCTGGAAATCTGGTTGTCGTTCTATTTGGCGTTTCCAATAGCGGCATCACGATCACATCACTCAAGGATGGTGCCGCTACTCCTAATAATTACACTCTGACATCCAAAACCCCATTTCAAAATACAACGACTCACGGGGGGGCCGCCAATACCACAGGTATCGGTTATCTGGCCAACACGCCTGCCAGTGCCACCAAGAGTATTACGGTTACAATTTCCATTGCGGCGCATATAGATATCTGGGCAGCGGAATTTACCGGAGCTGCAACCTCTTTAACGCTTGAGAATGATGCGACGGGTACTGACCCCGGCAGTGCTGGCACAACCATCAATGTCCCATCGTATACTACGACGAATGACGGAGATCTGCTGGTTGCTGTCTGTTCTGTCAGCGGGAGCGTTTCTTCGGCAAACAGTCCGTGGACGGAAATCGCGGGAATTCCGGCCAGTGGTGATGGCGCAGAATATACGATCCAACCCACGCATGGAGCGCAGGCAGTAGGCTGGACTGCCAGCTCAAGCACCTGGGCTTCAATTCTTGCGGCATTCAAGGCGGCGACCGCTGCTGTCACCGACATCGGCGGTGAATCAAGAGCACGGGGGCCGCTTCGCGAATATCGCGCTCGTCCTGGTCGTCATCTGTTCGACCGTAGTTTTGCCGGTGACCTTGGCTCGCCGACACAGACGCTGACTTCGGCTTTTGTCGATAGCGATGATGCAATCCCTGCACCTGTGGTCGTTGCCAGCATCTCATTGGCTCCGGGAGCGGTTTCTAGTGACGATTCGATTGTCGGGGCAGATGTTAGTCTGCCTGGGGCCGGGATTCCTGGTCTCAGCATTTACGAGCCGTACTACCGGATCGAGGGCTGGTTCAACGATGCGGCGCTCATGCGCGCTGCGTGGTTTGATCGCGATCAGGCTGATGTGCTCGGTCCTGCCACGCTGGCGCCAGGCTTGGTTGCCGTTGACGACGCGATCTATGCGCCGACTGCAGTTGCCACTGCGACGTTGGTATCGGCGGCAGTTGCATCTGATGATGTTTTCCGCGTCCCGGCCGTCTCGGCGACTGCTGCGCTACTGCCGCAGATCGTCGCCGCCGATGATGCAATCTATGTTGCCGCAGTCAGCCCGCTTCTTGTACCGAGCCTCATTGGCAGCGACGATGCTGTTTCGGCACCGAGTGTTTCCAGCACGGCTAGTCTGCTGCCGGGGTTGGTTACAGATGCGGATGTGATCCCCGCGCCCAGCGTCTCCAGCCTGACAACGCTGCAGCCGCAGTCGGTTCCAGACACAGACGCGTTCTACATTCCAGTTGCCAGCGCGAGTGCGAGGCTGCTGCCAGCCATAGTCACAGACGGTGATGTGATTTCGGCGCCGAGTGTAGTCAATACAACGATTGCACTGCCAGGCCTCGTCACCGACACTGATGTCTTTCTAGTTCCGGCCATTGCGCCATTGGTGACGCTGCAGCCGGGAGCGGTTGTCGACGCCGATGGTTTCTACGCGCCCGTAACAAGCGCAACTGCTGGAATTCTGCCATCCCTCTGGGCAGATCCTGACACGTGCTATGTTCCTTCTGCCGCTGCGGGGGCGGTTGCGCTGGCTCCGACGCTCTATGTCGACGGCGACACCATTCCGGCTCCCGTTGCGTCTGCAGTACTGGCGCCAGCGTCTTACGCCGATGCTGATAGCGTCCCTGCTCCGACCGTATTGCTCTATACCCAGTTTCTCACGCCATCGGCTGTCGCATCGGATGACGCTTTCTACTCGCCGGGGATCGTTGCTGGCGGCTCGTTGCTGCCGATTAGTGTTTACATCGACGTAGACGTGCTTCCTGCTCCAGCCGTTGCGCCTGGCGCAGTGGTGCTGGCGCCGCAGTTGTGGCCTGACGTTGATGCCTTCTTCGCTCCGATCACTGCAAGCACCAGCACGCTGCTGCCGGGGTTGGTCACCGACGCGGATGTAGTCTTTGCCGCCACCGTAGCTGGTGGCGCTTCGGCAATTGCGCCGAGCCTCGTGGTCGACCCCGATGCTTTCTACGCAGCCAGCGTTCAGCCTGGAAGCGTCACGCTGCATCCAGGTTTGGTCACTGATCTTGACGTTGTCTCGGCTCCATCGATCGTCAGCGTGACTGACTTATCTCTCGCCCTGGTCGTGGACCAGGATCAAATCTACGGCCCGGCTTTCACGGTTGGTGCTGCTCCGCTCAATGCAGCGCTGTATGTCGATGCTGACAGCTTTGGCGTACCTTTCCTTGGTGCGGGCGGCATAGTGGTGGCGCCCAATTTGGTGGCGGATAATGACATCGTTGCCGCGCCTGCGGTTGCGCAATTGGCCTATCCGCTTGGCATGCAGCTGTATGTTGACTCGGACGCCATTCCGGTCGCCAACGTCCTGGCCACCATCGGCATCACGGCGGCATTCGTTGTCGATGTCGATCAGTTCTATGCCGCCGGCGTGGTCACCGGGACTCTCGCGCCCGCGCGGGTGGTGGATCAGGATGCATTCTATGCGGTTCAGACCAGCATGGCCCTGGGGCCTTCGCGGGTTATCGATCGGGACGCGATCTATGTAACCAACTCCGCTGGCGGCATCGCGTCGATCAAGCATGGCCTGACTGGATCGGTGATCTATCCCAATCCAGGTGCCAGCGTAACAGATCCGAGGCACATGCTGGGTAGCATGGGTGACCGTGTTCTGACAGGAAGCGCGCCGGAACGCGGTCTTACAGGCAGTGCCACTGGCAAGCCACATCTGACGGGATCAGTCAAAAAGGCAGCATGACAGACATTCGGCAGAACTTCTCGTTGATTGCAGGCGACGACGTCGATGTCGATTATACCATCACGCCGCCGCCTCCGACCCCGATCAATCTGACTACTGCCAATTTGACCTGGAAAGCATTTCCTCAGGTTCGCGGAGTCGCCGACAAGACACAGCCGGTCATTGCGAAAGCGAGCGGTGATGGCGGCGTCGAGGTGACCGACCCTGGCAATTACTTGTTTACGGTGCATCTACTGAGCGCCGATACTCTGGGCACATTGGCCGGCAATTACTATTACGAGACGGTGGTGGTGGACGTCGATAATAACAATCGGCGATCCACGATAACCGTCGGGACGATGACGGTGATAGATACCGCCGATCCTCTCAATGTCATTGCTCTCAAGTCGATGTTTCCCTCGTTGGCAACTGCCGATGATGCGACGTTGCAGACGGCCCTCGATGAAGCTGCATTGTTCGTGGACGATACCTGGGCAGTGCAGGACATCACTGCGGCAACATTTTACTTGTCTGGCCATTTCATAACGGCCGCGCAGGCGACGTCAGGCGGAGGTCAGCTGGTAACGTCGGAGCGCATCGGCCAGATCGCGATCAACTATGCAACGGCAACGGCAGCCACGGGCGCATATCCGAGCTTGTCGACGACAAGCTTCGGGCAGATGTTTCTGGCGCTGATGCGCCGCAATAGTCCCGGCATTGCGGTGGTGTAATGGACTACAGCGCCGAGATCAGGATCGCCGACCGTCTGATCAGCAAGTACGGCGCGCCAGCCGTCTTGCGGCGGAATACTGGAGATCGGATGTGCGTTGCCTTCATCTCGGAATACTCGCCGCAGGAGCGCATGGGCAAGGTGATAAACCAGACCGACCGCAAGGCGCTGGTATCGCCTGTCGGCCTGGCGGCCGCTCCGGACAGTGAGCAGGATCGCTTGGTGACGCTCGATCCGGCCACCGGTTTGGAACTCGAGACGCTGCGCATCATTGCACCGATCGGCAAGATGGCGCCAGCGGGCGTCGTGGTATATTTTGAATTACAGCTTCGCCGATGATGGACAAGCGCGAGCTCATCCTTGAACGACTGCTGGCATTGCTAGGTGCGGTGAATGGCACGGCTGATCCGCTCAACATATTCCGCAATCGCGCCGAGATACCGATCGAAAAACTGCCGGCACTGGTGTTGCTCGATGGCAAGGAGGATCTGAAGTATCCAGATCTGCCGCATACGCGCGGTGGTGTGCGGGTGTCTGCCGTGTTCGACCTCAAGCCGCAAGTGTTCATCGTGCTGCGGCCACGCGATGACATCAACAATGTGGGCGTCGGCGAAGAACTGTCCGGGCTGCGCATGCAGGTGATCAAGATATTCACTCAGGACGATCAGTTGATCAATGGTCTGCTCGGCAGCAATGGCGAGGTCATGTATCTCGGCCATGAGACTGACCTGCAGACCGGGTCGACAGTGCTCGGCCAGATGCAGCTGAACTTTCGGCTGTCCTACGTGCTGAATCCAAGCGACTTCAACTGAAGGAGAACAAGCCATGACTGTTGGTGTCACCAGCCCGGACGTCGGCAATCTTGCCGTTGGTAAGGGTTTTATCCTGTTCAAGCCAACTGACCAATCCAGCTTCTTCCATGTTGGCAACGTGCCGACTTTCACCTTCACGCCGAAGGCGACGGTGCTGGATCATTATACTGCGATGGCTGGCAGCAAGATCAAGGATCTCAGCATCATCACCGAGAAGTCCGGTGAGGTGAAGATGGATCTCGAAGAACTGACCGCCCAGAACCTGGCAATGCTGGTGATGGGCACAGTCGGCACTGATGCCAGCACTCCGGCTAATCCGCAGGTACAGATCTTCTCACGCAGTTCGCTTGTCGGAGAATTGAAGTTCTATGCCACCAATGAGGTCGGTCCGCGCTGGTACGTTGATCTGCTCAGCGTCAACCTGACGCCGTCCGGCGATTTCTCCCCGATCATTGATAACGCCTTCATGAAGATGCCCATCACCGGCTCGGTGCAGGCGATCGATGGCGTATTTGGAACCATGACGCTGATGGGGCCTGTCGGCGCAGTAGCGCCGACGAACGTGCTGTTGCCGACGATCACTGGCATGAGCGGCACACCGGCCGGCACGCCTCATGCTGCTGACGTGCTCACTGCCAACATCGGTGCGTGGGTGGGAGCCACTTCCTACACGTATGCCTGGCAGAGCGGCACCAGTGGAACGTTCACACCTATCGTTGGACAAACCAGCAAGACCTACACCGTGGTGGCTGGTGATACTGGGAAGGCGTTCGAGGTGATAGTGACCGGAGTGAATGCGAAGGGCAGCACGCCGGCGACCAGTGCACCCACTCTCGCAACAGTATAAAGGAGGAGCGTAATGTCCAGTCTGCTTGATCTCGGCCCATTGACCGAGGATGTAGAAATACGCGGGAAAAAGCTGACCGTCCACGGGCTCACTGCTGCCGATTTTTTCAAATTGTTTGCCGAGTTCCCAGACATGGGACAGGCGATGGGCCAACTCGGGAGCAGCGGGATGCTGAACATGGCGCCGGACCTGATCGCCAAGGTCATCGCAATGGTGACGGGTGATGCCGACAACAAGGATGTCGAGGCCAAGGCGAAGCTACTGGGTGCAGCCGATCAGTTAACGATCTTGTCAGCGGCGCAGCGGTTGTCGTTTCCGCAAGGCTTCGGCCCTTTCGTCGAGGAGATCACGAAGCTAATGGGTACGATGCCGGTGCCTACGATCCCGTCCGAGAATACGGGCGCGTCGGCGAACTCCTCGCGCGCGCAATCCAGCGCGTCATTGCAGACGGAGTCTCCTGGCATGACGCGTGGAATCTCACCCCGCGTCAACTAAGCGCTTGGGTCCAACTCAGCGAGCGCAATCGCCAACTCCAGTTGGCTCACGAGTTCATCAATCTGCGTGCCGCCCAGGCTGATAACAAGCCTGCGCAAGAGCATCTCAATCGGCTGATCAAGGGCAGCGAATGAAAGTTGCTGTATCCGGCCCAGATTTAACAAGCGCGTTGCAGAAGGGCGCACTCCAGACTGCGGCGCAAGTCCGTGCGCGCATGCTGGAGACTGCTAATGTGGCGTCGGCTGAGATATTGCAGCGCGGCCGGGCCGACATCAGTGGCGCGGGCAAATTCGGATCGCGGTGGACGCAAGGTCTAACCGCCGATATCAGCGAGCAGAAGGACACTGTAACGATCACCGTGCGCGAGGCGGTGCCATATTGGACGGTGTTCCAGTACGGAAAGGTCATTCATGGGAAGCCGTTGCTCTACTTCAAGCCGGACCGGCCCATCCTGGTCCGCGGCAAGGAAACCAACCCGGCGGTCATCAGCAAATACAGTGTCACCATCCCCAAAAAATTCCATCTGGTTGAGATCTGTCAGGACGTTGGGCAGCGGCTGGGGCAGTTGTACCGCGTGACGGCATCGGGATAGAACCATGGCCGACGACATCGTCCAGAAAATCATAATCCAAGCCGATGACCAGGCAACGCCGGTCATCAATAATGTTGCGCAACAGGCGAAGCAGGCCTTTTCTCAATTATCGCAAGCCGGTCAAACTGCGGGGGATGGCACTCAGAAGCTTGCCGCAAGTTTCGATGACCTGTCAAAATCAACTCAAACTGTATCGACCGGAGCCAAGCAGGTTGCAACTGGCTTCGATGGCATTGATCAGATTGTTTCATCTATTCAATCGCGTAATCCTGGGAAAAGCTTTGAAGATATCAAAGCCAGCGTGCTGGCCGCTTCCGTCGCGTTTACTGGTACCACGCAGGCTGCGCAGCAGCATGGCGCGGCTCTCAATGAGACAGGACAAGCTGCGGAGCATACATCCACCTCCATGCGCGGGCTACAGGGGGAAGCGCGAGCATTAAGAGAAGCATTTAATCTAACTGGTCTTGCTGGTGGAGGGGTTGCTGCCGGCTTAATCAATATAGGATTGCATCTCGGCGTAGTTGCTGCCGGCTTCGTGGCTGTTGGTGCAGCTATTTACG